ATGGAACAGGAAAACAGGAATCAGCAGAACGCGGCCCCGCAGGTCAGCCTCGGCGACCAGATCAAGGTCCGCCGCGAAAAGCTCGCGCAGCTGCAGGCGGAGGGCATGGACCCGTTTGCCATCACCCGCTTCGTCAGCACCACGACCGCACAGGAGATCAAGGAGCATTTTGACGAGATGGAGGGCAAGCCCGTCTCCATTGCGGGCCGTCTCATGTCCAAGCGCGGCATGGGCAAGGTGTCCTTCTGCGACTTGCAGGACAAAACAGGCCGCATCCAGCTCTACGCCCGCAAGGACGAAATGGACGAGGCCGAATATAACCGCTTCAAGAAATACGACATCGGCGATATCGTCGGCGTCGAGGGCGAGATCTTCCGCACGCAGCGCGGCGAAATGTCCGTGCGCGCGAAGACCATCACGCTGCTGTCCAAGTCCCTGCTGCCGCTGCCTGAGAAGTTCCACGGCCTGACCGACAAGGAGACGCGCTACCGCCAGCGCTATGTCGATCTGATCGTGAACCCGGAGGTCAAGCGGAATTTCATCATCCGTTCGCAGTTCATCAAGCATCTGCGGGATTATCTGGACAATATGGGCTATATCGAGGTCGAAACGCCCGTTCTCAATACCATCGCGGGCGGCGCGGCGGCAAGACCCTTTATCACGCACCACAATACGCTCGATATCGATATGTATATGCGTATCGCGACCGAGCTTCCTCTGAAGCGCCTGATCGTCGGCGGCATGGACCGCGTGTATGAGGTCGGCCGCATCTTCCGCAACGAGGGCATGGACCCCAAGCACAACCCCGAATTCACCACGGTCGAACTCTACCAGGCCTACGCCGATTTCCACGACATGATGGACATCGCCGAGGGCGTTTACGCCACCTTCGCCCAGAAATACCTCGGAACCTATGAGCTGAACTGGATGGGCGAAACGATCGATCTGACCCCCGGCTGGCCGCGGCTGACGATGGTAGATGCCGTCAAGCAATATGTCGGCGTTGATTTTGGTGCGATCACCGACGACGCAGAGGCCGTTGCTGCGGCAAAGGCAGTCGGCGTCGAGCTGGCGGAGGCTGCCGAAAAGACGTGGGGCAACGCGCTTTACGCCTGCTTCGACCAGAAGGTCGAGGAGCATCTGGTGCAGCCGACCTTTATCACGATGTACCCGGTCGAGGTCAGCCCGCTGACCAAGCGCAGCCCGGAGGACCCGCGTCTGACCGAGCGCTTTGAGTTCTTCATCTGCCGCAGCGAGATGGGCAACGCCTATTCCGAGCTGAACGACCCCATTGACCAGCGCGAACGCTTCATGAAGCAGGTCGAGCAGCGCGAACGCGGCGACGACGAGACGGAAATGCTCGACGAGGATTTCCTCACCGCTCTCGAATACGGCATGCCCCCCACAGGCGGCATGGGCATGGGCATCGACCGCGCCGTCATGCTCTTCACCGGCGCAGACACCATCCGCGACGTCATCCTGTTCCCCACAATGAAGCCTCAGAGCTAAGAAAGCGTTGTGGCACAACGGTCGTGAGTGATGCAACCTCCGGTTTGACACCACTTTTACACCAATTCACTTTGAATTCAACATGGCTACTAAGGAGTGCCCCGTCAAAGACGGGGTGCTTTCTTTAGCCATCATACATATATCATCATAAAAAAAATAAGGGCAGGTTTGGGAAATCAAAATCCCATTCCTGCCCTTTTCTTTTTAGCAAAATCTGTCCCGAAAAGTATATAGTATTCGTGACACGCGCAAAAAAATGAGAGCATACCTCAACAGCAGCTCTCATATATCTTGTCTATTTGACATTTTCATCGGAGTTATTTATAATGGTTCTTGTGGAACCCACCGTCCGCGTCGAGTTTCCGGGCTCGTAGCCATGCCCTTCTCCTTTGTAGACGGTGTACGGCTAAAAAGACGGTTGCCTGTCATCCCGCGAGTGCGGAATGGAGGCGTGTATGTAGCCCTCGCGGGAAATTTTTCTCAGGGAGGTGACCATACATAACTCTTCAAGAAGTTTTTTGGATTGCGTCTATCTGCTGGATTCTTATCCAAGCATGGGACAAGTTCCGTAACAGAAAGAAGTGAGCCGTCTGTCGCAAGCAGAGCGGCTCACTGTTGTTTGAGGGTTAAACCCTCTTCCCAGTAAGAATGTATGTTTGTGGCAACCGTCTGGGTTTCCACCGCAGGGGGCGCTTGTTGGTAGCAGGCGTCCCTTGTGTTATTATTATAGACTCTATCATCGGCATTTGTCAAATGAATTTTCTGTTAGCGTTTTCTTTCGGATTTCTCCTACGTCAGCCTGTGGGAACCGCATAACCCTCGGTCAAGCTCCACAAGTGTACGGATGCTGACCCCATCACTTGCTTCAACGCTGCGGCGGGCAGTCCTGCTGCCGCCTTCAAAGAATATTTACACCCACAAAATATTCTCAGATGTTATTTTCCAAATGCGATGATTGCTCCGATAATACCCGACACAAGCAATGTACAAATGCAAGTGATGATTGCAACCTTGACGCTGTTCACATTCTTTGCAATCTGCTTGTACGGTTGGTTCTCTGTCTCAGTAACCTTCTCAGACAGCTTACGCTCGGTTTCTTGCCACGCTTTTGCCTGCGCATCTACCTTACGATTGGTGTCGTCCACCTTGCCCTCGATATTACTGACACGCTGCGCAATGAGCTCAACGGAAGTAGCGATTTTATAGATAGCCTTCTGCTCGCTCTGGATTTCCTTCAGCTCATTTTCCAAGTTGTCAATTCTGTGCGTATTGGACTTGCATCGCTGCTCAGTCTCAATCAGCATGACGGTCTCTTGCTCAGTCATAAGAGAAACCTCCTCTGTTTTATTTGCTCCCTTCATTCGGTTCGACTATGGAGGCAATAGCAGAGTTCTGTTTCAACACGTCTTTCATTTCGCTCAGGGCATCATCAACGTATTTACTAAAGGTTTCAAATGGCAAGACCTTTGCCAACCAAGGGAAACGCTCGCAGAACTTGTCGTAAACAGAAGACAGCTTCAGTTTGCCCGTACCAGAACCGAACTCGCGCTCAGCGCCAAGAACAGCCTGCAGAAGCCATCCACGAATCTGCTCGTACTTCTTGTCGGTGGACAGGTTGCGCCAACGCAGGACAGCCATAACGCCGCCAACGATAAACACAATGCCAGTAACAATTACATACCAGTTCTCCACAATAAATTCCATATGCAAACTCCTCTCTAAAAGGTAGTGGGGCGGATTTCAGGTGCCGCCCTTCACCTTAGATTGCTGGACTCTCCCAGCTTGGGTCTTCGACGAAGCCTTTTGCCTTTGCGCTTTCGAATGTGATACCACCGGCAGAATGGTCAGATTTACACAGGTTCAAATAAAATGCGCATACCACGCCATGTGCCGACCACGGCAATCCAACCATTGCCCCAATCCACGGCAGCGCTCCGGTATAGTTCCGCTTTACACAATAGAACGCTAAAAGTAACCCACCGACTGTAACAATCCACAGAAGGGAGCGGATATCGTCAATCAGCTTTTTTGAAAAAGCGTCCTGTTTGCTTGTGCGTTTTCTCCTTCGCCTTGCTTGCTGTCTGCTGCCGCTGTATGTAGCCATCACGCTTTACCCATCAGTTTTGCAAAACGATAGAACAAAGCAGCAGCCTGTTCACGGGTAAGCTGGTCAGCCCAAGCATAGTTGGGTTCACCATTCACCTCAGTGCCAGTGCCATTGATGAGACCGTTGGAGATAGCCCACTCACGAGCTTCCTTGCTCCAAGTGCCGCAGTCATTGTCCTGCAGCTCTGCACGGTACTCCTTCATCAGTTCCTTGAATGTGTCCAGAGTCATATCTTCATCCTCCTCTTTGCCGTCGCTGATTCTCTTTTTGAACTCTTCCCACTGCTTGTCGCCGCTCGTCTTGTAATAGACGTTCGTGTCGGCGCAGCACCACGGTCTCGGACAGAGTTTTCCAGTCACATCGTAGTGACGGATAACGTGGTCGGCAGGAATGTTGTACTGAGCCATCAGTTTCTTTGTCAACCATACGAGGTTGTCCACAACTTTTGGTTCGAAATACCAATCGGTATCAGAAGCCATAACCCTTTTGCGATTGATTTTGGAAGGGCGTGCTTCAATCCCGATGGAGTTAGAGTTGCGGCACTCAGGGTGCTTGTACTTGTTCGCACCACAGTGCCATGCGATGTCCTTATCGCGGACACAGCGATAGATGGTATCGCCCTCGTCAAGCGCATAATGGGCAGACGCTTGAATACCCGGTGTCTTGAAATATTCAGAGACACTCTTTGCAGTTCCGAGCGCACCGAAATAATGAATGACGATGTACTTCGGAGTCATGTTGCCTGAACGGAAGTTAACCGTTGTCAGGTTGTCTACAATTTTCAACTTGCATCCTCCTTCCTGTTCTGGTGTATTGATTTGGATTTTGCCAGCGAACTTGTCGTAATAAGCTTGTCCGTAGCTGGCTCGTTTTTCTTGGACGCTCTGTCCCTGATTGGCAGGACGTTCAAATTGGAGAAGAACAGCATTGGATGCCTCACGGATAGACGATGCGCTCTTGAGGGTGCTCAGCAGCCCAGAATAGCCCACAGACAGCTCTTTAAGCAGGAAGTTGAGCTGGGCATCCATGTCCCCTACGGACGCTCCTGCGGCTTTACAGGAGGCAAGGAGAGCGTCCTTGCGTGACCAGTACGTCCACTGAGCTAATCCGTAACCGGCACTGTCTTTCACAAAGTTGGAATAACTGCCGCTATCGACGGCGGCAGTATATTCTTCATCAGTCATGCCAAGTTTCTTCTCGTATGTATTTTGGAGGTTCTTGGGATTCAGTCCGCTCTCTGCAAAAAGATTCCCCATCAAACCCGCGACGCCGAAATCATTCAGACCAGCAGATTTCAGATAGCGCCAGATTTTTTCGTCGGCGTTCATGCGAACCACCTCCTCGATAAAAGCATTGTTTTATAATCAGACAATCTTGTAATGCGGCTTCTCTTCGCCGAAAAACCAATAGCGGAGATAATCGTCAAACACGATTGCCACGACAGATAAGCCAACCCACGCAAAATAGAACGGCAAGCAGACCTGCCCCAAAATGTTAAGCGGGAGTCCAGAATAATCCCAGACTCCCAGCTTCAACCATATATTCACGATAACGCCGGTGATAAACTCAAGGCAGGTCACCAACGTTCCGCCGATTAAGGCTTGCCACACGATTCCTAATTCCCACGGGAAGAGCTCGTTGATTAAGCCAATAGAAACAAAGCACAGTCCACCGAGAATAAACATGGATGGATGACTGTGCCCACGCCAAAGCATCTCAATGCCGACATAAATTGCGCCGCCAATAACAGCAAGCACGAGCAGCTTGAGACATATCTTTAGCCGCTTCATATCAGTTGCCGAGCTTTGCCATGATAGCGTTCATCTGAGCCTGTGCAACAGCGAGCTTTGCGTTCATCTCAGACAGATACGGTTCAGGCAGAGTCATACCATATGTGACGGCGGAGATTTCTTCAGCACCATCTAAAGACTGTACATACGCCTTTAGAGCATTGTGATAAGTGGTCTGAGTTGTAATAAGGGTCTGCGCCGCAATGTAGATTTGGGCAATTTCTGTGGCTGTGTAGAGACGGCAGACACCGCCATCCGATTGATACGGGAACTCTGTACCGCCAAGTTCAACGACACGGAACAAGTTTGCGATATTTGCTTGGTCTTCGATGCTAAGATTAAAATGAACAGCACCCTGTGTCAGCTCCAAATCAATACCGGCAACAATGATGGCATTGCAACTCTTGGAGATTTCTGCAATCTTTGCTGCCTTGATAACAGCAAGAGAGTTATCCTCTCCGACAATCTCAATTACATCCTCCATCGTGACCCAGTCACGTTCGACAGCCTTCAAAAGACCATTCATATCGATAACGCCAGACTGGTACATAGCTTTCAGTTTTTCTTTCATCGGTTACACCTCCAGCGCAGAAAGAATCAATTCGTCAACGAGGTCACGCTGATGGGCAACCAGAGCGCCACCGTCACATTTGGTAACGACCACGGTGTCGGCACCCTCGATGTCAGAATGACCTACGAGATTGTAAGGCGTGCTTCTAAAGGCAACACCGATGGCTTCGTCTTTAGTGGTCGGGGCGAAGCTGCCACTCTCAGTGATTTTGATGTACAGAACAGAGTCGGTCATACCAAGCTCGGTTCCGTCCAGTGTGATAATTCGATACATTTAAGCAACCTCCTTTGCTCCTACCAACTTTGCGATGTGTCGGAGCGAATCAATATCGGCATTGAAGAAGTCGTGGTTCCACAGCCAGAAATCTGCGTACTCGATGCGCTTGTACGGCTGACAAGCAGGGTCGTCCCAAACCTTGTCCCACCGGTTCTGGTAGTTTGCATCGCGTTTGGCAAGCGTCTTTTGAATGGCTTGTGTTAATTTTCCACGGAGCATTCCTGCGCCATCGTCGTCACGGGCAAAGAACTGATGCGCGTTCTCGCTTGTTACAACGCAGAGGAGCTTGTCACCGTGGAAGATATATCCATTGGCTTCTTCACACATGGTCATAGCGGGGAGATTTACTTCGCCGCAAATTGCTTTGTCCTTGAAGCGTCTATGCACAACATATTTCATCCTTTTTTCCTCTTTCTCTAAAGTTTTCAATTCGTTCCGGCGAAAAACCGAAAACCGAATAAAAAAGCCTACGCAACCGAAGCACACGATTATGGTCGTCGTAGGACTCAAAGTATGCGAGCATTCCGTTTACGGAAGTCCAGAGGTCGTCGTATGACATTTCTCCATTCTGGATTTTTGTACGGAATGCTTTTATTTTTCTTCGTGCCCGCTTTACTCCATCACGATTTCCGTTCATCACAACACGACCAGTTTCGGTCAAAATAAATTTTGCTTTGCAATAACGGAACGGCTTTGTGAGCGGGACAATTCTTGACTTTGATTTGCTGACAGTCAGCTTGAGACTCTCTGCCTTTGCCACAATCAGAGCCATGATTTCTTTGGCGTCTCGGTCAGGCGGAACAATGACGTAATAATCGTCCATGTAATGACCGGCGCACTTGATAGAGAGTTGGCATTTGATAAAGTTGTCCAGTGCAGACGGAAACGCAATCATTTCTGCCTGACTTGGCTCGACACCAAGCGGTAGACCAACTCCGCCCGAAACAGTGTTGACAACATCGTCTCCGATTTTTCTGATATCTGGGTTCAGCAATAGCTTCTCATGCCGCTTGAAGATTTCTTCATGGGACACAGATGGGAAGAACTGTTTGAAGTCAATCAGAATCACATTCCCATCTCGTCCATAACGACGGAAGTGCCAGCGCAAGTCCTCTTTTAACATTCTCTTTGAGAACTCAAAGCCCTTGCCTTCAAGACTGGCGCCGTTGTTGTAAATCATCTCAGGACGATACAACGGTAGAAGTACCTTCTTGGTATAAACCTTGTGGACTTGACGGTCTTGGATTCTCGGTGCATCAATAGGGCGGGTCTTGCCGCGTTCTGAAATCGTGAAATGTACATATGCACCCGGAATCCATTTTCGCTCAAGCAATAAACGTCGTCTGCGTGCTGTTCCAGAAAACAGGTGCATCTCAAAACGTTGGGTGCTGTTCTTCCAACGAACACCGTTGCAGCATTTCTTTCCGGCTTTGTACATATCATCGTATCCAAAGACATCATGCAGACCGCCAACTGTGGCGGCACGCCTTAACCTATTCTCTTCGCGCCTTGTCTTGCGCCTTTCGTAACGTCCTTTACGTCTACTCATAAAAATTATTCACCCTCCGTACAGATGTCTTGTAGGGCATCGTCTAATCTGCTTAATTCGTGACACATGAAACGAGGTAAGATACATCTCTCGCCATGCACGCACGGAGACTCCGGCGGCGTTCGTGTCAAAATATCAAAGGGTAGTTTCGGATTTTCATCACGGGAAGTATTTCTCCTTTCGTAAGGGTCATAGTTCACCCTTTGGGCTACTACGATTGACCCAGACCATTTCTGGTTTACGAAATCCGGGGCGACGCCATTGGAATTCCTTGCGTTGTTATTGTTCGCGTTGCCGTTCGTGTTCACATTGCAGAAGTTGTTGCTGTTGTTGTAATTAGGAGAACGCTCCCACCACCAAGCAGTGGAACAGAGAGAGGCAAAAGACTCCCAACCGACAGGTTTTACAGAAATACACCCATAAATTTTCATAGACGTTTACCGGCTCTTATCGCTTTTCAACACATTGGTCAAAAGACCATTTTCTGCATCGATTAAATCACCAAGTTCCTGCGCCATGTGCTCCAGCTTTTTCTTCGCGTCTGACGCACCGACAGAGTTTCCGCTACCGGTCGTAAAACAACCGGACGGGTTCGTCATCATCAAGTCGTAACAATGAGCAAGGTGGACATCGAGAGCCATCAGGGAGGCTCTCGCTTCGAGCAGATGTTGCTTACGAAGTTCTTTTCGTGCCGCATCAGATGGATAGATGCTGTTTGCTTTTTCTGCGTGGTCTACAACTTCTGAGGCAAGCTCCGACACGGACTTAGATACGAGCCGGGAGTACCGAGATGACAACCTCGACAGGAAAGCGATGGTTTGGATGTAGATTTTGTTCGCCACATTGACGAACTCAGCCTTACTTTCAGACCTGTGTGCTTTTAGGACTGACATAAGATGCTCCTTTCGTTCTTGGATTTATCAGCTTTGAATACACTATTCGCAAGCCGTTTCACCCCTAATCGCAAAGGGTGTACCTTTGCCGATTATAGGATGGGGAGGGGGACGAGGTTCCCTTGCAGTTACCGCAGAGGGTGTACCGTTCCTCTCCCTTAATGGTTTGAACACGCCCACTTCCGTGGGCTTGATACTGTTGATGCAAGATTAGACGCGGAAAGCCGGGGCGACGCCATAGGAAATCCCCGCGGAGTTACCGTTCGCGCCGCCGTCCGGGTTCACACTGCAGAAGGCGTTGCTGCTGGCGTAATTAGGAGAACGCTCCCACCACCAAGCAGTGGAACCTGTTGCGCTGTGACGGTATTTCACCTTCGAATTTCCAGCAGAGTAATACGCATACTGCGCCTGATAGTTCTTTTCGGCAGAGTTCGCATAGGTGCGTGTGCCGAAAATCTCATACTCAGCCAGCAACGGAAGGTAGTCTGTGGTCTTAGTAACATAAGACGCATTGTCACTACCACCGCCTGTATTGTCTGTGTAGATAGTCATCGGCTGCATCACAGCACGAAGGTCAGACGGAAGTGCAGCCATTAGCGTATTTGCGACAGGGTTTGTCGCAGTTGTTGCCGTGGCATCACCATCATTCGTGTTCGTTGAGCCAAGCACATCGTATCGCAGGTCACAACCCTTCCAGCCACCAGAGTTGGTGTTTGAGCTGTGGTTCATATTGAAATACTTGGTTCCGTTTGTTGAGTAGCCATCGTACTTGCCATCAACTAAACAAATATCCGTGCCACCAGACAATGCGGTTTTGAATGTGCCAAATGTGATACCGTTACCTTCCTTGCTGCTATTGTGGTTAAAGCCAATAATATAAGCGTAGTAAGTACCGTTCACAGCCTGTGTGCCGACAGTGCCATTTACAGCCACAGCCTTACGGTCTCCGACTGCCCAGTAGCTTGCGCCAGTTCCAGAAACACTGTGGATAGCCGCCCAAGAGTTGTCATTCAGCGTAGCAAGAATAAACTCTGCTGTAACTTTGACAGTCTTACTTGCCGGTGCAGAATAGTTCGTACCAGCAGTGCAGCTCACGGTGATAGTAGCTTCGCCATTTGTTTGGTGGACGTGAGAAACAGTAACTGTATTCCCGCTACGGGAAACAGTGGCAACGCCAGTTGCGCTGGAGGTCACGCTCAGCGTGCCATCGTGGTTGCCGCCAATCGTGAACGTATCAGTAAGCTTACTCAAGCTAAGCTTGATTGTTGTCTTACTCACAGTCAACGTACCAGTCGCTTTACCAATAGACCAAACAACGTTCTTGGCGGTAGTCGCCCCATCAGACCAGCGATAGTCGGTTTTCGGCGTAAAAGAAGCCGTGTAATTGCCTGCGTTCGTGCCGGATGTCGTACCGCCAATCGTCATATAAGTCGTGTTATAATTGCTCCAACTCGGAGACTGAGAAGACTTATTGTAGGTCAGTGTACCGCTCTGGGCGGGTACGTTCGCAATCGTGATACGGTTTGCTGTACCAGTCGTCCGCTGAGACGTAGAGGTGTTGATACCGCCGTCCGTGGTCTCTGGGAAGAAAGCAATGTAATACTTCGTTCCGTTTGTCAGACCGGTAATCGTCAACGGCGTGCTGGAATATCGGTTGCGTGTCGTGACCTTTAGCGTATAAACAGCGCCGGAATCATCCTTGCTTGTAGGGTAGCTGCCGCTCTTCACAACAATTGTGGTGCTTGCCCACGATGCCAGAGTCACGCCATCGGCAGAGATAGAAGCAGAAGGGTCAGTCCACTTAACGGTCATCTTGCCGTTGCCTGCTTCAGAAGAGGCACTCATGCCGGTAACATTCCAGCTTGTGATGCCTGCGACCTGAACAGTCGGAATCGCATTGAATTCGTCATCCGTGCTGTCAGTGTAGGCATTTGCAGTTGTATAGGGGAAGAACTTATAGTAATACTTCGTTCCGTTGGACAGACCACTGTCACAGAAGTAAGTATTCTTATAAGCGTCTCGTGTTTTACTATCGAGAACGATAGTGCCGTCACGACGGCTTGTAGGCGCGGAGCCCGCCTTACGAACAAGCAGGGTACCGCCCCAAGCAGCAATCGTAGAACCTGCCACAACGAGGTCATCGGGGTCAGTCCACTTCACATAGACTTTCCCAGAAGAAACCTGCGTGGTAATACCGGAGACAGCCGCAAGTGTCAGACCGCCACTGCCTGAACCTGCGCCGCCGGGGAAGTTAGATAAAATAGGCATTTTTACGCCCCTCCTTTAACCTAAGAGAATGATGTAAACAGGAATGTCACGCTCTGGCATCTCGCCATCAGCGGCGATAGTCAATGTACCATCAGCCTGTCCGATAACTGAGAGCATTGCCTCACGAGCAATTTCACGCTGTTCTGCAGTCGCATTATGAGCAACAGAGATTGTGCCGTTCTGCGATGCAGTAAGCCCGCTAATCGTGAGGGTTTGCGTGTAGGGCGCATCGACACCAACCCATGCAGACGCAAGCAGAGTGGTATTGATTGCCACACTGCTGTTTGCTTTCTCACCAAGGGCAGCATCGATTTTTACCATATTGGAGTTCTCGGTTCCATTCATCTGGTTGCGCCATTCCTGAAAGCGAGTTGAGCTGTCATCGGTCAAATAGAGGTTGTAGTTTGGTGTATTACTCATTTACTGCACCACCCTTTCAACCAAGCAGGATAACAACGACTGGAATATCGCAAGTGGGTACAGACCCATTTGCGGCAATCGTTACAGAACCCGCTGCTTGACCACAGATATACATTTCTGCTTCAGACGCAGCAGAGAGCTGTTCATCGGTAATGCTCTGAGACAAGCCGATAACACCATTCTGCGTTGCACCAAGCCCAGCAATGGTAAGTGTCTGTTGCCCACTCGCCCATCCTGCTGCGGTCAACGTAGCAGTAACAGCATTGCTTGCATCACACTTTTCAGCAAGAGCAGTCAGCATCTCTTCATCATCAAAGGGGAGCTGAGAATACTTCTTTGTACCGTCTCCAACTTTCTTACGAACGCTACCACTGGCTGTATCAACAATGATGATTTCACCATCCAAAAGGATGGGGTCTTTTGCTGTCCAGTTTGCGCTCGTGTCTCGCTTTTGTCTGATTCGTGCATTATATTCAGCCATACAGTAGCCTCCTTATAAGCAAAGCCCCGCCGTGCATAACACACGACGGGGTTGCTTGTGTTTTATTTATGCTCAGATGTTAACAGAGGCGCTGCCACAGTTGAACACAATATAACCGGAAGCCTGCTTCAGCTCAGTAATATCGTGCTCATGGTTTCCAGCAGCCTTGCTGTCCCAATCCGCGACCTTCTCAGCGGAGATACCGTCGAGAACGGTCTTGTTTGCGTGCTCATGCTGCTTAGCAACAGCGCCGTCCCACGCATCGACCTTATCCTGAGAGATAGTGTCGAGGATAGTCTTGTTGTCATGCTCGTGCGCCTTCTGTTCAGCGGCGTCCCACTTTGCCTTATCGCCGGTAACAATCTTGTCCAGCTCAGCCTTGTTCGTATGGCTGTGCGCCTTGCCGATAGCAGACTGCACGTCAGCATGGAGCTGTGCCAGAGTCACGGAACCCTCGGTGAGAGTAGCAGTCACCTTATGGTCAGCGCTGACATCAATCACAATCTGGTCGCCAACCTTGGAGCCAGAAGTGACGTACTCAATCAGGCTGCCAACATTGATGTAGATGTTGTCTTCAGTAGCGTTGGCAAGAACCAGATGCAGGTATGTACCAGCCTCGCCCCACGCACCAGCCTCAGCCTTTGTCTCAACCGTACCGGACTCAACAACCATATCCTTGGGGATATCGATATTCACATCCAGATTGGTAGCCGTCTGCTTGATGTTGTAGCGCTTTGCCACGCCATCCGGGGTAGAAGGAGTGACAGTTACGGTATAGTCGGTCTGAGCAGGAATCTTACCGATTTTCTCATCAACGTAACCAACAACGGTCGTAGCAGTAGCACCTTCGGGCAGCGCACCGACGCGCTCACCCAGAGCGTCAACGGCAGTTTGCGCATCGTCGCCAGCCTTCTTTGCTTCAGCAATCGCAGCGTCCTTGCCGTTCGCATAGGTCTTCGCCGCTTCCAGCGCATCATTAGCAGCGCCAGCCGCATCGAAAGCACCTTCGTCCTTGTAAGCAGCAGTGCCCAGACCGTGAACCTTCACGTCCTCGCCGTTGAACTTGACAGTACCATTCGCAGTGCCCTCAGCCAGCGTATAGACGGTCTCATCGGGAATGGTGATAGTGCTCACCAGATTCCAAGTGCTCGTGCCCTTCGCCTGAGAGTACAGATGGAACTTACGGTCATTGTCCGCATCGACTTCCAGCTTGTACTGGGTATCGGTATCCTGAATCTCGCCAGAGATGTAATCAGACAGACCGGTAATCTCAGAAGCGGAATAAGCAGGCTTGTTTGCCGCCTTCGCCCAATCGTACACATCAGCCGCCAGACCAGCAGTGAACTGCAGCTCGCTGAATTTATGAGAACCGTCGCCAACCTTGAACAGAACCGCAGGCTCCTTCGCTACGGCACCAGTCTCAGCAGGTACGACAACAACCGCAACCTCACCGACAAGCAGTTTGGGGTCTTTATCAACCCAATTGGCATAGGTATCATACTTCAGGGAAATGCGGGTATTAAAAGTTGTAGTAGCCATAAACGCTTACCTTCCTTTTTATGTGATTTTAGTTAGAGCGGAGCACGAAGCTCCGCTCATTGTGTCTTGAATCAGACAGAGGCATTGCCGCCATCGAGAATCAGGGTATCGCCCTCAGACTGAACCAGCTTGTTCATGTTGAGGCTATTGACCTCCATGCTGCCGTCTTCAGCAACAGCAACCTTGTTCTCTTCAGTGGAACTGGTAACAACACCAGCAGTCTCACCGGCAAGCGGGATATCAACTGCCTTCTCAGAGATATTCAGCGCAGCGCCAGCCAGCTTGATAATCTCAATGAGGTTCTTGTTCGCGCCCGCCTCGACGCCGCCAAGCTTTTCTTTCTCTTCGTTGGTATAGTCGTTGGCACTCAGACCCTTGCCCTCAACCTTATCGACCTTACCAGCCAGAGCGTCAGGAAGACCCGTGACCTTAGCCGGAGCGATTTCCTTGACTTCGAGCTTGCCCTCCTCAGAAACGGTAAACTCGTCAGAAACACTCTTGACGTAGTTGGCTTCTGCACCTTCAGGCAGAGCAACCAGCTTCTCCTTCAGCGCGGTCGTGAAGTCCTCAGTTGAAAGACCCTTGCCCTCGACCTTGTCAACCTTGTTGGCAATAGCGGTAGCAATAGCCTCGTTCATCTGCTCCGTGGTGGAGTAATCGTCAAGATTAACACTCACATCGTCCAGACGAACAACCGCTGCTGTTCCATCGGTATCGACCTTCGCGTAGATATCGTAGAAGCCAGTGTCGGCATTCATCACGAGGTAGAGGACATTGTCCTTGGCTTCAGCAACCGTAGGAACAGCATCGACCTTCGTGAAGCTGGCGTGACCAGTCTCGGCGATAGCCGTCTTGATTGCCTCCGCGATTGCGGTAGCGGTCATAGCATCAGTAATGCCATAACCCTCAAGCGTGGTAGCCTTATCAGCCTTGTCGGTCTGGAGGTTCTGGATATCCTGCGTATGACCAGCGACGGTATCAGCCAGACCGGAGACAGTGCTGGTATCAGGCGTGTACCACTCGATAGCAGTACCAGCCGCATTGATACGAGGCTGCTGACCCGCAGTAGCGGAGCCGAAGCCCTTCAGCGTGACCTTGCCATCAACAATCTCAATGGACTTGTCGTCGCCGAGGACAGCAGAACCAACTGCCTTCAGGGTCTTGTCCGGCTGAATAATGTACAGGTCGGCGGAAGATTCCGTTACGACGCAGACATTTTCACCATAAAAATAAGTGCCGTCCGAACTACCAACTTCAACAGCGGTAGCGGCGGCAGCTTCAGCAGCACTCAGAGAAGAGAAGTAATAACGTGCGTCCAGAGGGAACGCAGTTTGCGGATTAAATGAAACCGCAAAATTCAGTTTGCCAAAATCAGCCATTATGCGTCACCTCCATATTAGATTGTTACTTTATAGGTGTTTGCAGTATCGTTGGCATTAGCCATATCAAACACATACACCTTGTAGTCGATTGCCTGATAACCGTTCGCACCCTCAACAGAAACAACGGTCTTGGTGAAAGCGGTCTTAACTTCCGCGTTCATACCATTCACGTCCTGCACGGAGCTAACGTCACGCAGCGTTGCGGGATACGCAAACACAACGCGGATAGCACCAACGGGGATTGCGAGATTGAAGCTGTTGCCAGCCGCCAGAGCTTTACCACTCTTACCAGACAGGGCACGGACGAGAGCCGAATTCAGCTCACCATCCTTCGCTTCAAGCGTTCCGTAGAAGCTATTGCGGTAGCCGGTAATCTTCGTGGTGCTCTTTGCAGATGCGCTCTTATAGGCAGCAGCGCTCTTGGAACCAGAAGCAATCTTACCAGCCGCATATGCATTGCCGAGGTTTGTCACAGGAACAGCACCTTCACCATGCGTTGCAGTAGCAGTAATTCCGTAGTTCGTGTTGTCGCCAACAGTCAGTGCATCGAACGTGCCGCTTGCAGTATCCTTGGTGGCTGTGCCATCAGTAACACTCCACTTGGTAGCAGTGATACCTGTCGCGGGACCGTATGTATAGCTACCAGCGCTCAGTGTCGCAGTATATGCAGGAGTAACGGAAGTACCAACTTCGTATGCGCCGAGCTGTGCGCAAGTCGCAGTAACAGCAGGCTGTGTAGCAGTCGGATTCTTTTCTGCTGCCAGAATGGACGCAAGAACATCCTTGACATTCTTGCCGGATGCAGCAATCGTGCCAGAGCCAGAGCTCGGAACGGTCAGAACGCCAATGGCGGCAGTGTACGTCAGGTCGTCGGCAAAGTAGACATTCTCGGCACTGTAGTTTCCATCCATCGCAGCCCACACAGAGCCATCGTAGACGTAGGCAGTGTAAGAATACTTGCCATCGGCAATCAGAGATTTGACAACAAAGATGTCATCCTTCTCAGCGGTAACGCCAGTCGCAGTCAAGACGCGAGTAATGACATCGTTGTCACTTTCGCCCTCTGTCTTCACGCCTTCATAATGGGCAGCACTTGCTCCACTGATAGCTTTCAGGTTCTCATAAGTGGTAACACCATCACCAATTTTGAGAGTACCAAGCTCCAAGTCAAAGCAAGGCTCGCCAGCGGCAGGTACAACGTCTTTGTTAGCAAGCCAATTTACCGTTGTGTCACGCCGAACTTGGATTTGGGTTTTCATCGTAGTATTGGGCATAACTTTCCTCCTTCAAAATATTTTTGCAGAATGGTTTCACTGGATACCGTTTGCGGCACCGCCATCAATCACTTTGACATCGCCAACACTAATGTCACCTGTATTAACGGGAGACAATTTCCTGTCGGCAGAAACAATATACGGAACCCAATCAGAACCGTTATGCACTGAAATAATGTGTCCAGCACAATCGTAGGTCTTGACCCACGCCTGTGCCTCGGTTAACGTCTCAAACTGTTTGCGCTCGGAGATATTTTTCATCTCACCATTCGCATCGTAGAAATACAGTTCGGACTCTTTGTTGTCGCTGGTGATAATCAGACTATCTTTTGGGATAGTACCGGAAGCAATTGCAGCGGAAATTCTACCTTTCTTTCCGTAAGCGACTCTCACGCCCATCTCATATCACCTCCGTCAATCAGAATTGAATCACGGCATCTTCGTCCACTGGGTCGTTGCCGCTATTGCTTGTAAAATGGATAACGTCATCATCTTTAACGAGCTTGTCAATCTCCTCTTGGATGGCGTCCATATTGCTCTCCGTGTCCTCTGTCTTCTTCTGCATCTCGTAAATAGCTGAAAGCTGATGGTCGCAGATATAGTCGTCCATGTTCTTGGATTCCTCGACATAAAGCAGACACTCGCCGCTCTTTGCGATGGTCGGGTTAGACGGCGTGCCCGAGAAGATTTGAAGCCATGAGCAAACTTCTCCGGGGAACTTTGTCAGTCGGCAAGAAACCGGAAACACATATTGGTAGTAGGTTTCTTTGTATTTCTCGTCTTGACGTTCCAGCCGCACGATGTCAGCCACACCGTCTGCACGAATGTAGCTCAAATAAGGGGTCGCAGTCAGCATATCGATTTCGCCGACTTGCAACGGAATCAGGTAAATGATTTTCTGATTCAAGTTATCGCCCCTATAAATCGGTTCATTCACAGTGATAACGAGGTTCATACTGTCATCCAGCTTAATATAAATCACTCGCGTCACCTCCGTTCGTTATAGGATAATGTAGTCGATGTCTTCCAGCGCCATATCGTCATAAGTCAGCAGCGTATCTGCGTCCATTTCGCTGAGCAGTCTATGCCGCTTCAAGATTGGCGTGGCTGCTGCTGACAACAAAATGCCACCCTTTTCCGGTGTCATAAATTGTGTGATTTTTTCCGTGATGCCAGCAAGGATTTCGACTGTACTCTGTATTGCCTCATACTTTTTTGCCGTTCCATCTGCGCTTGCTGAGAGCTCAATTCCAGACTCTCCGCTGCCAAGAGAGAAGTGAATCTCTGTTTCAATGACAGCGGCGGCAATTTGCATAGCTGTCCCCGCAGCAGTATAGAAACGGTAGCAAAGGTCAACGATTTCTGCACTCGGTTCGACCGGAGCATCAATGGTCAGAAAATTCTGTTCTGAAATCTGGCGTACATTGGCATCAACCGGAAGAGCCGCTGCAGGGTGGAGAAGGCTGTTCTTGAGCGACTGACGCACCTTGGCATCAATATTCATTCTTGAACTGCCTCCACCTAACGACTTGGCGACCATAGCATCTATAGATGCAGCGGTGATTTGCAGCTTATCTTCAACGTCTGTGAACATATTCCGAAGCGTTTGCAAATCGTCGTTTGGTGCAATCTCAATAACGGTTGGGACAGGATTGAGAACATAGTGCGTTTGGAACTCCAAATCGATGTCCCAAGTCGATGCCATATGCAGTCGTTCGTTGCAGGTCTTAATCATCTTGTCGATGTGAGAGACCAGCTCAGAGCCAGTTTCAACAGCAATGAACTTCTGGAGGGTATAGCTCTCAAGGCAACTCTCCAGAATCATGCGGTTCGTCGCGGTCAAGCCATCACGGAATGGAATGGAGTAGACGATAATGTCGCATTCAGTAAGTCGTTTGTTTAGGTAAATATCAAACTCTTTTGCCATATGCGACTCAACTCCTTATCAGGTGGGGTTCTGAGCAGACAGAGACAGATAGCCTTCCTTGATGGTCATAATGGTTGCAGTCTCAACGCTACGCGGAGTAGAGAGCGTACCATACATCAGAAGATTACCGGCAGTAGCAGAATCAAAAATAACGAAATGAGTAATTGTACCCCAACTTGCAGTTGACTCATTGAAGTTGATAGCCTGACTGTTGGTAACGACACCATCATTTGGCTCGCTCAAAGAAGTTAATCTCACACGGGCATAACCTGCATCGATAGAGGGTTCGGTCACGCCAGAGCCACTGATGGTGGGTGCACTTGTGCTCAAACCAATATAGTAGTTAGTCGGAAGTGCCGGGGATGTCTTTGTGTTAAAGATGTTACCGGCGGCACAGTTTAAGAAATATGTCGTATTCATATAGCAGTCCTCCTTAAAATGGGCATAACAAAAGCCGAGACATACAATCTCGACTTATTGCCTGATGAAACTCTTGTTGATATTATTGGTAATAAACAGGATGCCCTGCTTGGGAATCTCGATATTACCGTTGATATCTTTGATTGTAATTTGATAGATATACTTGCCGCATAAATCCACTGTGTCCAATGGGTCTAATGTGACCGCCAACACATTCTCGGCAGTAATATCATCGTTAAAGTGCGATTCCATCGGCTTTGTAAGAATTGGCACACCCGTCTTATTGGTAAAGCTAACAATAGAGAAGTTTGCCGTACACCCACTTAATGCAAACGGTTGGTGGCTCTTATAAAAGTAGGTGTAGAATGCGAAGTCCTGCGTTTCTCCGGCTACAAAGTCGATGGTCGGTAGCGTATATGGGCTGTAATCACAGGGCATATAGGTTCACCGCCTTTACTTTTCACATTTGCTGCCTTCTGTATTTGGCTCCCCGATAGAAGCATCACTCAACATAGCAGCAACTTCCTCAATGACAGCAATACTGCCACTAAGATTGGCAAGATTCTGCTTGCCGTTTACGCTAACCGCATTCAGTGCATTCAACACAGCAGCCAGCCGGTTCATAATTTCATCTTTCATACAATCTCCTTTTTTACGATTGAAGTTTTTGAATCAAACTAACGAGTGAACAGTACGAACCCTGATATCTAACATTAACGTTATAAGCGTCCATGTTAATCCATAGGGAGTTGCCCTCAAAACGCATATTGGATAATGCATTAAGAACAATACCAGCATTAGAATACAGCTCCACAATGTTGGTTTGCCCCCCTCCATCGTTACCATAGCCACGGGTCAAACTTCCGTATGTCCCGTTTCGACCCCAATATATTTCGGCGCCAATCAAAGTCGGCGAGTAAATGGTACTGCCATTTATAAATGAACCACCAGTGTAATCGCCATCAACGATGTCCCTGACATCTGAGCGTAGCGTTCTTACTGACGAATTGGCAGAATCTGCTGTACTTTTTGCCGTGTTAGCAGTATCCTTTGCCGTATCAGCAAGATTATAGGCGCTGTTTGCTCGTTGATACGCTTCGCTACTGCCCAAATTTGTTTCCGAGACGGAAGCCCAATTGATTGATGAGCCAGCAGCCATAGTGATTTTGCCTTGGACAGAAACATTACCACTGGAATCAACTGTGAAATTGCCATTGCCGACGTTCAATCCATTGAGATTGAGATAACTGGCAGTGAACTCGTAGTTGCTATTCATCATGGAATTACCAGACTTGTCTTTGAATGATGCTCCAGATACAGTACCTTGGAACGTACCACTCTTTGCATACATATCGCCATTCTTCTTTACCCAAAATTTAGCGGATGCAGGAGAATCCGAACCTGCCCAAATTGCATAGGCGGAGTTGCTGTTTGTTCCAGAGCCATTCAGTGCAACATAGCTATTCCCGCTGCCAGCATGAAGGTAATCATCTTCAATAGTGAAGCCACCAATTTTACCAGAGGTAGCGGAGACCTTGCCACGAATGTAGACGCTGCCATCATCGATATCGAGGTAGAAATTCGCATTCTGAGGCATCCCGTCAGCATCGAACAGAATGTTGTCACGACTGCGCCCAAGGCTGATAAATGACGGGTAAACGGTTGTGCCATTGACAGAATACAATTCACCTGTACCAGCAGCAATGCCATACATAGGGTCAATGAGAATCTTGCCACCATTGTCCTTTTGGAGAACAAATGTGGAGTTATTCAGCCATGCGCCGCTTGAGTCCACTTTGAACTGCATGACACCATCATCGGTTTCATTCTCAATAACAAGGTTATTGCCGACAATAAGTTTGCCACCGATGACTTCTGCATTCACGCCAAAGTATGTTCCTACCTCATCGGATGCAAACAAACCAATAGCAAGTTTAGCAGTTGCCCAGTTATCATCGGTCATAGCAATCATGCTGTCCACGATACGAAGCTGATATTTGGAGTCACCGCCGACGTGGATACCGCTGCCATTGATGACCACGCTCTGATTCTTGGCAGCAATAATTGTATTGACCGCCGCGTCCAACGAGCTCTTCATAAACTTCGAGACTGATGCCGCTTGATTTGCAGCCTGATTGTACAAATACTTGCTGGCATCAAAACTGCGGCTGGTAGAGTAACTGGTCTCCACCATGTCCTTCAATGTATTGACATAGTCTTTTCGCTTGAACCGATTTGAGAAGACAATCGAGAAATTGCTATGCTTTTCAAAATCCAGCTCAAACTCGATGATGTATGGCGTGATTGTCTGTTTCCCACCGACGTTGAGGTACACACCCTTACCAAGCTCCAAACGATTTCGGAACGGTGCGAACTCTTGAGCAAACACAAAGTTTGCAGAGTCAACTGAAAATTCATATGTAGGTGTAGCCAAGTCTGCCAAAACATCCAGCGCATAGTCGTACAGCTCCAACTGCACAGAGTATTTCTGATAATCGCTAACGTTTGCAGTCAGGTACATAGAGCCAGAATAGCAGCGGAATGAAACTCTGCTACCTTCTCGTGTGGTCACACCGTCAACCGTCACGTTTCGGATATCAGATGAAAAAGATGACAACGAACCGACAAGCGTAATTGTGCCGCTTGAAGCCTTCGTAGTATTGACAGTGATTGAACCCGCGTACAGACTCAGCACATACTGGTTGTCTGAACCAACCTCCAGTGTGCCACGGATAACATCACCAGTGATATTGTGGCTTCCACTGAAGGCAAAGTTGCCACCAGAAAGTACATACATTTTCTTTTGGAACTCGCTGGTCAAATCAACCTCAGAAACAGAAGAACCATTTATAGAAATGGTCTCGTTCACCAGTGAATAGGAACTGCCAGATACGGTCGTATCAACGCTCGTGGCAACAAAAGTGTCTTCGGTAATATCCTGTTCAATGATGTACTTGCGCAAAACTGCGTACTCTTCATCTGTGAAAAATTTGCTGATAGACAGCTCATTAACCACAGCCTGAATCTGCTCTGTATAGGACTTAGCGTTCGCCTCAAGCGCAGAAACCTCATCTTCCTTTGCGGCAATCTCTGCCTTCTTTGCGGCAATCTTCTGATTGATTTCATCAAGCAGCTTCTGTTGGTTTGCCTTGCCGGTTGATGTGGTTTCCATTGCAAGTGCCTGAATCGTCACACTTTGCTGTGCAGTGAGCGTATCCAGCTCGCCTTTCAAATCTGCGAGGGCGGCTTGTGTTGCAAGCAATGTGGAAGAAGCAGATGCCTGTAACGCGACCAAACCTTTGTAGTATGTTTGACGGTTGAGAACGGTACGTTGCCATGTCTCCCATTTTGCAGCAAGGGCATCAGGGAGGTCACCGTTCGCAATGAAATAACTAAGGTCGTAAATCCAGTTGGAGCCGATGGGGTTAACTTCGCGGATATCTACATCGTCACTGCCATATGGTCTGATTGCAGTAACCAGCTCATCGGTCACTTCTTCGATATCGAGGCTCTCAACCAGATTATCAAAGTCCAGATAAATGGGGAGCGTCTCTAACTCGATATCGGCATCATAGACATTGATACTGCGCTCGTAAGGGTCAAACACGAATACACAGCGGAACTTGTCTTGGCAGTCGCCGTACAGGAAGGACATGAGGTAGTCGTCATACCCATCGAATGTGCGATAGCGCTGGGCAACAGACGGGGCAACATAGCCCATATGCCAACCGTCGGCAACCTCAAGGACTCTACCGATGATAGTATCAGGGTCGTTGTGGTTTGTCTGATTGAAGAACTTGAATGTACTACCGTCATCGCCGTCTTCAAGGAAGAATTTCTTTGTGTCGAGAACTTTTTCCAAAGAGTAGCACTGAACGTGTTTCACATCAGAAATACCGTCAGCACTTGTCGTCGGGTTCATAACAACGTAGATACCATAGTGTTCGGTGTAGATGACCTTATATCCAACAAGCTCGTCGTAAATCCAGTTCTTCGCGCCATCAAGGATAGCAGGGACATCGAATGTCATTTCGCTTGGTTCTGCAAACTTGATGGACAGCTTTAGATTATAGACACCGGGGATAACTCCAATGGTCTCCTCATGCATCGTCTTCAGGACGAGCGTAGGCGTTTCGGGCGTACCGTTTTTATCAAACGCCAATTTGGAATAATCAAGATACAATCCGCAACACCTCCTTATCCTGCAACATTGTATAAGAACCTGCCAGAGATAGTCAGCACACCATCACCAGTTACTTTGATATTATTGTCTCCGTGAACCAAACGGAAAAAGTTGAGATTGAATCCATCGTATAAGTTGTAACCGCTTGAGAGCTCTTGAATGATACCGTTGCTGTTATTGACAAAAACGGATGCACCGCTTGGAATACCAGTCAACTTGAACTCTCGATTGTCATCGTCCAGATTTACAAGAGATAGAGCACTTGTACTGGATGCGGGTGCGAACGAAATCTCAGGCTTGAGATACTCACGCACTGAACTTTCATTGCGGAACAGAATGGTGGTCTCGCCAGAAATCGTGTACTGCTTTTCAAACGGGTAGCTATACGCATAGGGACAATCGCATTGAATGGTCGCCTGAAATGCGACGGGTAACCATCCATGTGAGATAGGGGTCAACTCAGTGACCATGCAGCGAAATTGAAGTTGCTCCATGTCCTGTTGCCCGATAGAAAGCCACTTGTACTCTTTACGTCCAGTCAACCAGTAGGCGATGTCTTCAAGCTCGTACCGGTCGAGTTCACGCTCTGCACCGAAAACCAACTTGAATTCAAGTGGCTTGCTGTGGTAATTCGTCCCAAAGTAAATCGGCTGAATCCGATTGTTTGTTCTCGTTTCGACGATGGATGCTTTGTTGCCAAAACTCACATCGCTTTGACCTCTGCCACCAATGTCATAGACCATAAGCCCATACATTGCAGAGGACTCTCCGTCAAAAGTAAACTCATAACAGTTAAACATGGTTTACCGCATCCATCTCCTTTCATAAAATATCAGTGGGAGGGAGACAGAAGCTCCCTCCACACCGTTAACGTTTGATATTCAGTTGTTTGATGACATCATTGGTGAACTGTCGATTGATTTCACGATGCTTCTCAACCGTTTCCTCGTTCGCTCCATAGATGATAACATCGCCAAAAGACACGCTGGGCGCCTGTGTGTTATTGATTGGAGCGAAAGCAGAAGCAGCCTTCGTAACATCACCTTGCATCTGACCGAACATACGGCTCATGTCCGTAAGGGTGAGCAACTTGCTGAGCTTGTCCGACAGTGCTGTGGTGAAATCAATAATGCGATAGAGACCGGCTTCTTTCTTAGCATCGAGAACTGCCTCGCCCTTTTCGAGGACGGCAAGAATCTCATTTTGTTTTAGAGTCGGCTGGTCACCTGCGATACCACCGGTGTGGTAAATGTACTTACGATACTTCTCGTACAGAAGTGCACCGCCATCCACATACCACGTTCCGTTTTGACGGTAAGCATTTACGCCATACTGACCGAGCATCGCGCCGAGGGTCAGATTGCGCTTGTCAAGCCGCGCCTTCTCTTCCTTACTGGCAGTATGGTGGGCTTGGCTATTCGCATACATTTCCTTGATAATGGCATGAATCATTTCCTCGTTAGAAGAGCTGTTGTCGTATGTCGTTTCCCCAACAACATAATTCGCGCCAGAACCATTCGCGGCATCGATGTCAGCACCAATGCTATTCAGTGCGTTGACATAGCTTCCGTATCTCTGTGCGGCAGCTAAAGCGTTTTCCCAAGCTGTCGTGATAGTGCTGCTCAGTTCATCACCGTACTGGTAGTTCCAAGCAATCAACTCATCATAGAGCGAGTTCCAGTTGGACTGGATATAAGCGATAGCCATGTCATACAGCTTCTGATAAGAAGAGATACTGTCCTCAAGCACTTTGATTTCTGCATCTTTCTGCTCTTCATACGCTTTCTGCATATCATCAAGCGCATCTTTCTGAGCACCTACCGCATAGTCTGCCTGAGTATCAGCAAGTTCTTTCTGAAGTTGAGCCATTTCCTCTTCGAGTTTTGCCTTTTGTGCCTGTGCATCACGGCTGTCATCCAAGGAAAGGGCATTGATGCGAGCTTGCAGTTTAGCGAGCTCTTTGACCTTCTCAGCTACCTTGTCCTGATAATCTGCTTCTGATTTCGCAGCCTCAAGAGCCTCTTTGCGCAAGGAAATAATGTCAGCATAGGCATCTTTCATATCCTCAAGCGCATCGATTTGGTCGTTGATACGTTGCTTGAGCATATCCATAACGTACTTCAGGATGTCATCGAGACCGTCCTTCATGTCGTTCAATTCCTCTGCCGTCTTACCAGCAGTTTGACCGATACCGCTAACAGCACTATCAGCCAAAGAACGAATGGCATTGATGTTATGGAGCGCAGCTTGATACTGGTCATCGTCCAATCCAAGCAAGGCAAGGTTGGCATACACCAATCCCCAAGTGGCGTTTGTAGCCTCTGTAGTAGCATACAGAAGGTTGTTCAGGTCTTCAATAGAGTTTTCCTGCAACGCAAGGCGAAGGCGCTCAACGTAGGTCATAGCCTGATTGAGAGCAAGCTCCTGTGTTTTCGCGGCAAGAACTTTATTGATGTTCTCTTCGTTGATAACCAGCAACCCATTTTCATCCATGAGGTATTGCATATACTGCGCACCCAGTTCGATGATGGACTGCAAAGTATCAATCGTGATATATCCGTTCGCGGCATATTCATCGGCTGCATTATGGAGCGTCTCATACACATTTTGATATGCATCGACAACATCGCTCGCAGCAGTAACAATCTGCTTTAAGTAATCAATAATAGACTGCTTTGCAGATTTGATGTCAGCCTTTAACGTGCGAAGAGAGGAAGCCCCCTCTTGATTTGAGTCATTGAGAGACTCCATCGTATCGATGAGCTCTTCAGTTTTCTTTCTGAGTTCGTTAGTCTCTTCCTGAGTAGCACCATAAAGCTCGTTAAGGTGCTCCATGTTATGAACCATGAACTCGTTTGTCGTAGCGTCATAGCTTACAGTGAATCCAAGAGCTTCGAGTTCTGCCTTACCATTGGCAATGGTTTCACTACGAAGGTTGTTCAGATTTTCAAGTGCATCCGCTTCATCATTGTAAACATTGATAAGCTGCTTGGTGAGCGCAATCTTTTCTTCTTCCGTATCAGCATACTCAATTTGAGACTGCAACTTGGCAAGGCGCTGCTGGATAGATTCCAGCCGCTTCATTGCTTCGTAATACTCATCAATGTCAGCAAGATATTCTTCAACCTCTTTGCTGGAACCGCCGCTACCACCATTGCTGCCAGAACTACTTTCGAAGCTCTTGAGCGGGGCATTTTTCAACGCTTGGAGCGCAGCAATCTGACCGTCGATTTGAGCAATCGCTTTTTCGTAGGACGAGATATCCAATTCAAGCTGTGACACATAGTCATCAAGACTAACCGCCGTAGCTTCATAGTTGTAATCTGTCCCCTTGAAATCACCTTTGTACAAATCAAGGCTGAGACCACCAGTCTGGGTTCCATCTGCGCCACCGAAAATATTGGAACTACTGCCAGCAACTTCGCCGCTTCCCATAGCAGCAATCGCCTGAGCGGTTTCGTGTGCCTGTGCAGCAATCTCGGAAATGCTATTGCAGGAATTGTTGGCGTTAACGAAAATAGAGTGCGCCATGTTATATGCTGCTTTGGCAGCATTGTCATCCATGTTCTCAAAGCACTCTTTTGCAACGCGGGCAAACTCTTCTTCATTGTCTGCCATAGCTGCAGCAGCGAGAGCATACGCCTTTGACTCTTCAACGCCCATTTCAATAAGCGCCGCCGTCAATGCATTACCCGTATTGATTCGATACTCAGCTACCTCTTTGGAAATCTGCCCTTCGCCATCACCAACGTTTTTCGCAAGTTCAAGCTGCGCTTGGGCACTTTCCATTTTAGCAGTCAAAACAGCCTTATCTGCTTCAAGCTGCGCAATCTGACTATCAATCTGGGCATCCAGTTCAGCCTTCTTACCTGCGATGAACGAGTTAACAACATCCGCATTTAGCGTGAGCTGCCCATCGGCTGCAACGGTAGCATTGTTCAGAATCTCAGGATATACAGACGCAAACTCAAGCGCTTTGTCCAGAGACATCGTGAAGCCGTCAGCGACCTGATTCTGCAAATTAGCAAGAGTTTGGAAAGAATCGGAAACAGAGTTGATTGTATTTGAAATCCGAGAGAAGTTGTTCAGCGCACTTGTGTAAGCATCAAGGTCACCCGTGATGCTGCCGTACAAACTGCTATAAATTGCAAGCTTCCCTTGGTTCTCGGCAATCTTCAGATTGTTCTCTTCGATTACACGATTGTTCTCTTCAATTTCTGCCCGATACTCACGGGCGGCATTTAACCGCTCTGTACCGGCACCACCATCGCTGCCGTACTGAGCATAGTAGTCTTCGCCGCTCTTTGCCTGTTCATCAAGAAGTCGATTCTTTTCTTCGAGAGCAGCATTTTGCTCTTTGAGAGATTCAGTCTCCTTCTCGATTTCAGCCATCTGCTCTTGCATCTTGGCATTAGCGTTTTCTATCCATGCCTCAGTGTTAAGCTTAATGACGCCGTTCTCCTCATACAGATAGCTGAGGTAATCGTCATTGGCAGAAGCGAGTGCTTCGATAGTATCAGTTGACAAACCGGCGCCAGTAGCCATATCCGCTTGAGCAGCATCTAATGCGTCATAAGCGGCTTTTAACGTTGAAACTGTATCGGTTAATTTTTCGAGCTTCGCTGTGTATGGGGTAAACGGGTCTCCCGATGTAGCAGACTCTGCCGCCTGCGCTAAGAGGTCAGAATACCCACTATCCGCAAGCCAACCGTTGATAAGGTCGGACAGCGAATCGTTACCGTTGTCAAAGTTGAACATATCACCAATAGTCTGATTAAGATATGTTCTGAACTTTTCAAGCTCCTCAACTGTCGTCGGGATGCCGTTCTGTAAAACATAGTTTGCCGATGTCTCATCATAGATAGACTGAACATATGTCTCAACAGAGTCTTTGAGCATACCAGTCTTTTCGATTACCGCATCATAAATGTCATTGCTCGTTAAGTCTTGACGAAGCAGTTCGTTTTTGAGGTCAAGCAGCGTATAATAGTAGTCAACAACGGCGTCCATATTAGAATGGTCAACGTTCCAATCAATCGGTTCTAACACCAACTCTGTTGCAGCTAAACCATGACCAACAGACGAAGTCTTTTCACGCAAATAGTCACTGGCAATCTTCTGCGCAGCCTCTTTCGCTTTTACATACTCCTCATCAGTCCACGCATCTTGGATGTTATAGGAGATTTGGGAGCCGCTCCACCCAGACCATGTTTCGTCTTGGAGCTTCTTCTCTGCAGCGACGCGCTTTTCTTTCGCCGCAAGCTGAGCCTCTTCAAGTTCTTTTTTGATGGCACCATCCAAGGCTTCGGTGTAATCCTTTGTACCCTGCGTTACACCTTCCAATGCAGTTGCTTTATCACCAAGAGCACTGGTAACATTATCGATAGCTGTTTTGAAAGATGCTTCTTCGCTCTCTGTAAGGTCTGTGCGATTCGCATACTTTTCATATTCGATATATGCCGCCTTAACTGCATCTGCGTTTTCAATGGTTGCCTCGGTGCTCGCAATTGTGGATGCTGCTTCCTCAATCCGTTTTGTACGAGCATTCTCGATTGCGTCCTTGATTAAGAGGATGGCACCAATTGCAGCAGTAATACCTGCAACAGCAATCTGGGCGGTAGAAGCAGAAATACCAAGCGTCTTGAGTGCAACAGACAACTTTGATGTGCCCGGTACAGCAAGCGCAGTTTGGCTATTCATAGCCTTGATTACCGTGGGTAACTGCTTAAATCCAGCAACAAATGTGGAGACAGCGCTGGTAACCTTTGCAATAGCCCCCGGAAGTGTTGTCACGAGGAATGTCTTTATTGCGTCTGCCTTAATGGTTGCAAGGATACCGACTGTGACATACAAGACGGTATTCAAACCGCCAACCTTGTCGATGACCTTCGCAAGAGCATTAAGCACATTCAATAGCCCAGTGCCAAATTCAATGACCTGCTTTACAAAGTCAGAGTCAATGAAGTTCATGGACAGCTCTTCAAATGTTGCCTTGAACTCGGCAATCTTACCGTTGATGCTGTCGAGATACTTTTCGTTTTCTTTCAGTGCAGAACCAGCAGAATTTGCTGCTGTTTTAACGACATCCTCGGCAACGTTAAAGTTCTCAAGCATTGATGAAACAACGTTAGCATTGCGCTTGCCGCCAATCTGCTCCAAAATATTCGCCTGTGTGATATCGGTAAGCTCACCCCAGACATCTGCCAGCTCTTTCATAATCTGATAGGTAGATTTGAAAGTGTTCTCGTCAATCTGGATATCAACCTTACCATTTGTGAGCGCCAGAAGTTCCTCACGGAGCTCTGATACGCTATTCGCCATACCCTCCGTACTTTCTCCGGCTTCTTCCGCCTCGGTCTTTGCCGCACGGAGATACATGGAGACTGTCTTCATTGTCGTACCGACAACGTCAGCGTCTTGAACAACGCTGTTCGCAGCAGTAATAAGAGCGATACTCTCGTCCAGAGTGTTATTGCCAGCAGCAAGCGCAGAGGCTGAACGCCGCAACGCTTCGCCAACGCCCTCTGAGGAAATGGCAAAATTGTTACCGACCTCGTTGAACTTATCAACAATGGTCATTGCATTTTCGGCTTCAATGCCAAATGCCTTCATCGTTGAAATGATACTCTCAGACGCTTGGCTTACATCCTCGATACCATCACCAACGTTTTTATATACCAAAGCCGCATCAGCCAACTGCGCGGCTTCGTCCAGTGTATATCCAAGACGGGCGAAGTCAGCAGACGCGGTAACTGTATCCGCAATCGTTGCACCAAGCTTTTTGGCACGAACAGATGCATCATCAAGATACTTGGCGTAAACTGTACTCGTTTCATCTGTGACCTTCTTCAGCTCAGTCATTGCCGTATCGATATCGATAACAGCAGTAACCATCTTCTTTAGTGAAGAATAAAGCTTCATAACAATCTGAGAAACAGTAAGCCACGACGTAAACTTAGCTGCAAGACCACCAACACGCTCACTCAGCGTTTTAGTATTTTCACCAGCCGCCTTGATGTTCTCAGAGGCATTTTTGATATTCTTACTTGATGTGCCAAATCTGCTATCAAAATCATTAACAGCATGACCAGTGCTGAGTAGTTCTGATTTTAGTTTTTCGAGATTCGCTACCTCATCTTCAAGTTCCAAATATGAATTGCTGCTCTTGCCTGTTTTTGCGGAAGTCCAGCTTTCGATGCTTTTCTTCGCAGAAATCAGTGCAGCATTTACTTTATTGAGCTGAACATTATATAGCGCTTCCTCACGAGCAGCGGCTTGAGTAGCTTGTTCGCTTTCACGCGCTGCTTGAGCTTTAGTCTGTGCTGCTTCTGCAGTTGCCTCGCGCTCCTCTTTAATGCGTTGAATATTATCGAGAATAGCAGCAGCTTCGTTCTCAAGTGCTTCTCTGCGCTCGTTGCTACCATCAACGCCCTGAAGACGAAGTGTCTCAAACTCAACCTGCCATTCCTTGTATCGTTCAAGCAATGCAGTTACTTGGGCGGTTTCTTCTGCAGTTGCACCCTTACTCAAAGAGCCAAGACCTGAGTCGATATTCTTGGACTGCTTTTTCATAGCAGCAATCTGGACATTGAACTCTGCCATCTTTCTGGCAGCTTCGTCTGTCACCGTTGCTGTTTCTTTCAGCTTGCTCTTAACCTCTCCGATACCTTCTGCGGTCAGCGTAATGCTTGTCCCTTTATCAAGGTTGAGAGTATTGATGACGGTGTTTAGCTGGCGTCTAAAATCAGCAATGGCACCGGCACCGATGTTAATCTTTGACAAGTTGACATAGAATTTGCCGTTCTTACTAATTGCATCAAGCTGCTTACGGATTTGCTCACCAAATGATTTGCTATCCAGTTTGGCTTCGAGCTTGATTTTACCCATGATTTCATTGAGCTCTTTGCGAATAAGCGCTTCGCTATCTCCGTCAGCGCCGCCACGGGCAACACCAATTAGTAACCGTACATCTGCATCCATTGCCATCATTCATCACCGTCCTTTATGAAGAAAAGGCTTGGCACAAAGCCAAGCCTTTCAAAAATTATTGTTCGTATATGTCTGCTGCAATTACAGCAGTGATGTTGTACTCGGAACCATAGTTTCCGTTAAAGTCATTGATTGCCTGTTGAATGAATTTCAGGGCATCGCGCTCTTTCTTGCTACGCACCCATGCATAATCATCATTGTATAATGAACGCCCAACTGCTTCACCAGATGGGGAGTGGTTATCCCACCAACCATATACATAGTTTTGCGCATGGTATCCGTTATTAAAAAGGGCGACGATATTATCAATACCGCTATACCCCAAATCATTCTCGAGGGAATCACGATGTAAATCACCCTCAAAGTACAAAGGGATTTCAAACCCGTCTCCAGTTTGGATAATCCCACTGCTGCTCATTCCGTCAATATGCTTCATAACCGAATCCGGTAGGTCGTAGCTCTTTGCCGTCATTTGAAGAACTTGGATAAACTTTGCAGCAGCTTCATATATGCGTGTCTCGGGGATAACCGAATCGCCTGCGGCAGTTTCCTTAACACCGTTCCGATTGTATTCTTCCAGCTTGCTTTGGAGGCGAGCTTGCCCTTGTGGAGATTTAATCCATGCGTTTAGCTTGCTCGACAGACTCATCGGCATCACCCTTCAACATTTGGTTTGTATATGCCTCGACAAGACGCTCTTCGCTGAATTGACCATCTGCCATAGCGGATGTCAGCTTCGAGATATCGTCTGGCGTAATATTGGCGAACATAGCCTCGGTCTTCTTCTGCAGCTCGGTAAACGCAGAGACGACCTCATTCATCTGACGCTCAATAGCGGCGATATTGCTCTCGCAAAGATAGCTAATCTTTTCAGAGATGGATTCTAAAATATCGTCAAGCTGTTTCTGGTTGACGTGCCGAATCACAACATCGACAGCGTCTGTGTTATAGAGCAAGGCGTAGCGATGCTCCAAATTATCTGGGAGATTGAAGTTGGCGTAACGAGTCAGGATATTACTCTTTACAACAAACTCCTGCAGCTCCGGCATATAGCCACCAGTCGTATGGAAGCAGCTCGACACCACGTCATCAACGAATGCCAGCATCTCCGAGAAAGAGAGCGTGTGCTTGATTTTGACCTCGTTACCAAACCACTGTTCTGTTGCAATATCCACTGCTTGTTCTTTGAGCACCTTGTCCAAAGATGCGATTGAAATTTTCTTTTCCGACTTAGCCATTATCGGGTTCCTCCTTTTTGTTCTTGCTGCGCTTTGCTTCTTTGCGCAATTCTTTTACCACTTCGTACTCAAGCCAACCGCCCCACTTTTGAACATAAGTAATCCACTTATAGTCAATGTCTGGGTATATGTACCAAAACAGTTTTCGTTTTAGCTTTGCCACACTATCAGGGCACCCCTTCGTGTCTACTACTTCAATGTGCCCATCGGCATATTCCATATAAAAATCAGCAACATAAATGATTGGCAAGATGGTCTTGCCATTGTGAGTGTACTTCGGTTGCAGCTCATATTTTTTCTGTAACTCAAAATAAGTTACTTCGCCGCTTTCCACTGCGGGACAAAGTACATCCCTGTAGTATTTCATTTCAAGCTGGCTGTCGAATACGATATTGTTGTAAGTTCGTTTTTCTTTATCTTTATCTACGTTAAACTTGCTCCGCTCCATAGCGCCTCCTAACAGAGAAAGGGAGGGCAGATTACTCTACCCTCCCATTTTGCTTATTCGATTTCAGCAGGCGCCTCATCCGGCAGAATCTCTTCTGCGACCTGAAGCTCAGAAACAACAGGTTCGGCAACAACAGGCTTTTTATGCTTGTTCTTCTTCCGCGCATCAACAATGCCTCTGGATTCATTTATCTGCTGGAGATAAATACTTCCACACTCGGGAGAACACGCTACCTCTTGCCACCGGAACACGCCTGCGGCTCTATTTGCGCTGCGGCAGGCTTCATACTCCTTGCCACAAACGCGACATCTCTTGACCGCAGTTGCCATGTTTACCACCTACTTTCTTTAGGCAACATCCTCAGCGTTGGAACCAAAGATGGTGTAAGTCCACAGAGCGCCGCTGGTGCCGCAAGCACCGGACAGAGATTCAGCCTCAAACGCATGGACAGTCTGGTTGTCGCCCATCTCGAAGCTGAACTCGCCATTGAAGTCAGCCTTGGGGATGTAGAACTGGATGCGGTACACATTCGCACACTTATCCTCGGCAAAGGCATCAATGTACAAAGCGCACTTGCCAGAATAGTGGTCGCTCAGGTTTTCCAGAACGTCAGCCTGAATCTGGCGCATATAGTACACGACAATCTCTGTGTTGTCTGCGATTTCTCCATCATTAAAGGCAAGTGCCTTCGTCTGAGGATTGTAGGTGAAAACACCTTCAGCAACTTCTGCGCCCTGAGTCAAAGTCTTACCGAGGGTACCATCGCTGTGCTTGACATAAACAGACTCGACTTCATTTCCGGTCGTACCAACGGCTTTGTAAGCAGTAGACGCAGCATTGCCGCTAACGGTGAGATAATCGTGCCACTTAACCGTGGTCTTCTTGTTCTCAAACTCGCTGCCAACCTGCATTTCGAGCAGACCGCCAGAAACCAGACCATTGGTACCGCTAATGGTAACAGCCTTATTCTTCTTCAGAGAGTTCAGCTTGCGACCCTGCTTGCCGGTGATGTCGGTCTTTTCCTGAGTCTGAGCGATAGTTGCATTCTGCAGCTCGTCCAGAGTGAACTTGAATGCACCAGTCACGATGTCAAATGCATTGATAGTCTCAAGGCTGGTGATGGTGATATCATTGATATTCATTTAGACATTCCTCCTATTTGTGAGTTAGCCAATTCAAATCATCTTGGCTTAGGTCTTTCGCGCTGACCGTGCCAGCATAGATGCCGTGCATCTTGTTGTCATAGTCAATTTTCTTGATTACTTGGCGCACGCTCTCATTGAACTGATAGATAGAGAGTTCTCGTGTCCCCTCAAATCCATAGTGGTACTGCTCTGTGTTAACAAGGGCGACAATCAACTCTTCAAGCTGAGAGTCGGTTGTTCGCATACCCCTACGACGCAGCTTCTTTCGCATACGCTCAATCATATATTCTCTCGCTTCGCCGTTTGCTGGCTTGCGATTGTCCTTTTCAAGGTGGTGGATTTTCCTAAGAGCCCCGGCAATTTGTCCATGCAGAGCACGGTCGATTCGTACACCGGTTGCCTTGTTGACCAGAATCACATTTCCGTTTTGCGGATTGATTGCAGGCTGGAATGGCTTTAGGTCAAAGTCTCCGAAAATTAGTGAGGTGTCCTGTTCTTTTAAGGAGTTAAACAAGAGGAGAAAGAGCTCCCACTCGTTAATGGTCGTAAAATCAATCCCGATATCATCAAGCTGCACCATCATATCTATGGGCATAGCGGTAAGCATTGACACCATGCTGTAGTAGCTATCCTCGTTTTCCAATACTTCGCCAACAGTCGGAATCATAACCCGAATATAGTCATTTATGGGGATGTCTTTTTGATACAGTAAATGACGTGTCGGCATTATCCATTTTTCCTATTGGATGGGACTGGCTTGCCGGTCGGTAATGTCCGATTGAAGTCTTTTGCTTGGAACGTGAGAACTTTCCCCTGATAATCTGTGATGGGAGCAAAACGCTTCACAGCGTATAAATCCAACTCACCGAGACCATAGTATCGACTGCCATTAACAGCCTTCGCAATCTCGGAACACAGCTTATCAGTACGAATCCCACCTCCGGTTTCTTTTGGTAATCTGAGCTTGCTCTTGTGGCTAAAGACCCAGATATATAAAACCGGAATGAGGAAAGTCTTATTTACAGACTTTTGGATGTCAACGTCGCAACAGATAAATGTCTGCCCGTGCTCAATGGTTTCTGGAATGTACTCATATGGGAATACCTGCTTATAAACGAGGTCTTGAACATCGCTGACTGGCTTGCAGTCATCAGCAAGGAGCCGCACAATTTCCTCGTTTGTCAAGAGGTCGTTCATCAATTGGTTCTTATAATCGAAAAATTCTTCCAGTTGCATCAGAACCACACCTTCTTTCCATCGGGTACATCTGGCGTATCGTCACCGGACGGAGTATCTGGCTCGTCCGGTTTCTCTTTCGGGAAATGGTCATAGTAGTTTGCAATATGAAGTTCGATGTTATCACTGTCTTCTGTATTGCACTCTGTAAGAACGAAGTTAAGGACACCCTCTCCGTTATAGCTTCCACCGAGCTTAAACGGTTTGGTGAGACGATAAGCAAGGACGTTCTTCGAATCATAGTCATCAATTAAAAAGCGATTGTTGCGATTTAACTGAATGGAATACTCGTCCTTAGCAAGTGTTAGTGAAATTCGTGAATCACCGCGCACAACAATAAAATCGTTGTCGCCGTATTCACCGGTCAGATATTTCGTGCCATCCTCAATGACACACCACCGTTCAACGACGGTGTCGTCTTCCGCAATCCAACGAAGCAGATAGTTGCACTGCTTCATCGTACCCTTCGTGTATAGTTCGTTATTGGCATCTTTCTCGGTAATCAGCCAGTGATTGCCCATCCATTCGACCAGACCGCCGTGCGGCAAATCTTCTCCGGGCATCGTACACAGTGTTTTCAGATTAAGGTTGTCGGAGTTAATGACAGCCATATTGCGTACAGTTCCGTTTACGGTCAATTGATGGTACGAAAGGCTTGCAGGGAGCTTCGCACTTAAAAACGCTCGCTCTCGCTGCAAAACAGAGTCGCGCTTTGTGATGCCGTGTGCATTGATTCTGGAACGGTATGTGTTCCAAGGGTTCATTTTGACACCTCCTGCGGCACGGCATATCGTGATTTCAATTTATTGCAAATTGAAATTGCACGGAACACCTCACGCTTTACCACCGAAACTTCGCAAGATGGATTATCGATGAGGTATTGCAGGATGGCAATCAAAGACAGGAACAAGGGGTCTTCGTGGATTGCCTCAATGAGCTCCTTACAACCAAGCAGCTCCGCCTGAAGACTTCTCATATAGGTATCCAATGAACTTTCTCCGCTTTCCTTGATAGGAAGAATCTTAAAGAAAAGATTGATGAGGGTGCGGAAATAATTATTCAAGACCATAGCGTCCATCGGCACGCCAACCGTGGTCTGAATCATCATAAGTGCAAGTCCGTTAAATCCCCGTGATTGTACGAATACTCCCTCATCATATTCGTAAAATCTTTTCGAGCGGCTGCATATGCGTTGCCGATACGCATGAGCAACTCTGCGGGAGAATAGGTGGTAAAGTCTTTCGTGTTCAGAACACTTTCCAGACTTTCCTGCTTGTATGTATAAGGTTTCATCCACTGAACAAGCATACCCTCAGAAACGATGTCTGCAATCTCATCCAAATCCTCGTCGGGGATATCTACATCAAACTCTCGAATGATGTCATCGCCGGTTGTGGATAGGTCGTACTTGCAAATCTTTCGGAAGGACGCAATTGCCCGTTTCATGTAACCGTCAATCAGACTGTTCCTTTCAAAATCACGCATATTGACAAAGTCATACTCTGTGATTTTCGATAAGAACGCATCCGTGAACACATCATATGGAACGCTCATTTATAATCACGCTCCTTACTTGTCGTGCTCGACCAGCTCAACACCGAGACATTTCTCCAAAGTAGCAATGGTCTTGTTTGAGTCGATGCCACCACTGGCAATCAACTGCTTCGCACGATATGCGATGGACTTTTTCTGACCGTCAGAAAGTTTGGAAACGGCACGCTCGATTTCAGCGACAGGCTTTTCAAAGAGCTTATCGAAATCGCTGATGGCGATTGCAAACTTGTAGTATTGGCTCATACCGATATAATCAACAATCCACGGCTCGTCGAACATGAACCAGTTGTTGATGAAATACTTCTTGTTTGAATTCCGAGCGTTGCGAAGCTCACCAATCTCCATGTCCTGCTCTGCACCAAAGGAATCCCAGACGAATCGTTCGCCCGTCTTTTTGCTTCTGTACACAAGGCGACCTTGGAAACCATTACGGACGGTGATAATCGTATGCGGGTCAATATCTTTTGGGACGAGCGGGCGCTTTTCTGCAGCGCGGGACGTTTCCTGTTTTAACTCAGTCGGTGCAGTAGCCTGCTGACCACCGCGAGTTTTTGCGTTTTCATTTGCCATTGTAAAATCTCCCTTTCATACATAATGCGGGGCTCACGAAGAGCCCCGCGTATTTTGCTTATGGTCTATCAGGCAATCTCGTAGCGACCGATACCGGCGTTGCCACCAGCCAGCACGATACCCATGCCATACTTCTCGCCATACAGGTACTCCTGAGTCAGGTCACCGTTGGACAGCGGGTCGCCCATCACAACAATGGGGTCGCCTTCGTACACGCACTTGATGGGCTTGTCATCACCAGCGATGATGGTCAGCATATCGTCTGCGAGCGTAAACTCGGTAGAACCAATCTTGTGACGCTGCGGAGTCACGACGACCGGAGTGCCGTAGAACTTGCCGTAGTAGCCAAGGTTGTACAGGTCACTCTTGGAATCCGTACCCTGAATGGACGGAGCCAGATTACGGACAGCCTTCTTGGTGCCAATAATAGTTGCAGGCTTGCCATTGGCAGCAGCCTCAACATGGGCAATCAGGTCAAGCAGCTCTTCCTCGTCATACGCACCCGCAGTCGGGAAGTAAGTAACACCGCCAAAGTCGTCGGCAGTAGCAGTGCTCCACAGGGAGTAGACATCGTTCAGAAGCTTCTGACGGAAAGACTCAGCAACCTTGCTGATGAACGTGTTGAAATCAACACGACCAGAAAGGACGCGGTTGAGCTCTTCGTAAATCTTCACAACCTTCAAAGAGGTAGGAATAGAAACTTCGCTGATGCCACTCAGACGCTGACGGCGAATGCCCTGCGTACCATCTGCAGTTTCAGACACGATAAAGAGATTGCTGTCTTCAACCTCGAAAAGGTTCTTGTCGCCTTCGGCAACATTGCGGAAATCAACCAGAGCATTGAAATACTCATCGCCCTGCAGACCCTCAACGACAGTACGGGAGAGAACCTCCTCAATCAGCGTAAACAGACCGCTGCACTTGCCGTCGCGGATGTTTTTATAGTTAAGGGTAGTGCTGCCGCCATTGGCATCAATCAGAGCCTTATGCAGAAGCTCCATTGACTGACCGACAGAATACTGCTCAACATTGCCATGATAGGCATCGACAGCGACCTTAACGATATCTTTCATTTCAGCCATTAGCTTTTACCTCCTCTCAAAAATTAGCCGCCAACACTGGCAGAAGCAGCAGTGCTCTCGGTTTTGCCAATCTTGATGGCATAGTAGGTATAGCGACCAACGACCTCAACGTCCACACAGACGCCAAGACCCTTGCCAGCGGCATCAATCTTGCCACCGGTGCCAATACCGACCTCAGCGCCCTTGGTGGGGGCGGTGCCGCCAACGAAACCTTCCTTGGTCACGGAGAAAACATTGCGGCTGCGAGGGATATAGCCACGGACGGCTTTACCAGCCTCATTGATAAATTCGTCCAAATTCTTTTTGCGCTCGTCATACATGACCTCGGGCGCAGCGACGATTGCACAATCGTTCAGGTCATCACCAGCAGACGCTGCGACAGCCTTCATAACTTCGCGTTCGCCATCCTCATAACCCTGAAGCTTGACGATAACGCCGTTTTCCACCTCTGCCTTATTGCCAGACGCATCATAGAAGCGCAGGGAGACAAGGTCAGCAGGCTGCTTAGTACCGCTCATCAGGTCGGTACGAATAACTGCATAAGCCATAAATCGACTCCTCCTTGTTTGTTATTTAATTATGTTGATTGCGCGAAGCAATTCCGTATTCGGTGAAAACACCACCATAGGGCTCCGGCGTTACGCTGGTCTTCTCAACCACCAGCTTGGGACTCTTGGGTTCAACAGAGAACTTTGCAGCAGTTCCGTTTCTGCCACGGATTGCATAACATTTCTCCTCAAGAACATCGACCGCATACTCAGTGCAATGTTCACGCAGGTTTTCAAACGCCTCGACGCCAACCAAGTCTTCGAACTGAGCGAAGACCTTTTCCCGTTCGCCCTTTGCAGCGGCGTCTTCGGTATCTGTCTTAAACTGGCGCAAAGTGCCAAGCTCGTTCTCCATAGACGAAATCGTGTCGGAGGCGGTCTGGTACTTTTCAGCCCACTGCGTATCGTTTGCAGAATACTTTTCAGTAATCTTTGCAAACATTCCGCTGATAGGGTCGGCTTGACCGCCCTCGTCGAACGGAACAAGAGACAGTTTCATCCGTTTCTTGCCAGCAAAGTCAATAACGACATGGTCGCCATCCATTGAATAAGGGAATCCATACAGGTTCCAGTCCGTGACATCGGTTGCGTACACTTCGGACGCATCTCTGTCATAATCCCAGAACCAATAGTGGGAATCCATTCCCCAGCAGGTTTCGACCTTTTCTGACTCCAAAGCCCCAAACAGTTCATCGCGGAACTGTCCTTCCAGAGCAAAGCTCTCAGGGTTACCTGCATTTGCGGCAGGCTCACTACCAGTGGTCTTCAGCGCTTCAAACTTTTCGCACAGTTCTTCAACACTGAAATCATCGATATTGAAATCAAGCATCTCGGTAGTCAGACCGAACTCTGCCATCAGTGCAACTTTCTGTTCCAATACCTCTTCTCCTCCTTCCGAATAATTTTGTGGGTGTATGCCAACCTCTTTCGAGTGTTGTGCTGTAGTAAATGTTTCCTTGAATTCCTGCATCATCTCAGCAAGCTGTTGTTTGAAACCGTCACATGAGAACATCTCCAACGACGCTGACTCAAAGCAGGGCTCTGCTGTCCCCAGCAGGCAAAACGCTGTGAATTCAAATCGTTTGATGACGTACATCCCGTCAACCATTTCTCCTTCTTTGATGGAGATTTCCATTGACTCGTCTGTAATGCCATCATCTTTGATTTTTCTATACGCCTCTTGGCGTTTCCAGATTAAAGCGTCTACACACAAATACTCATGGACACCAGAATTGTCTTCGATTTCCTCCCACCAATACTTGGCGCTCTCTGGGATAACGCCGACCGGCTGAGTAACGTTGACAATTTTCATGCCGCCGTCATCTGTGGATACAAGCTCTATATCGTGCGACCCAATTGTGTCAGTCTCTCTGTCGTAGTTACACACAATGGGGCAGTTATAAATGCTCTGGATACAGCGCTCATAGGTTTCCTTGCTGATGAAGCTGTTGTTGCGATTCTTGCCAGTATAAGCAACACGAAGGACGCCACTATCAAAAGAGGAATTCTTCTCAACTAAATTGCTGATACCAGAAGAGAACACGATTCTCATGGTTCTCTCGCTCATGTCACAGTTCACCACCTATCTTTGGGCATAATAAAGCCCGCACATCTGTGCGGGTTAGAAGGTCAAAGTGTCAGACATTGCAAACTGAATGTCCGCACACGAAAAATTTTGATTGTCTTGGTTTAGAAACACATAAATATGTTTCGCCTCGTCCTCTCTTAATAGGTGATAACCCATATTAACGAGACGGTCTCGCGCATCTTCACCAATCACATAGATGAATCTCTCCATCACCAGTCGTCACCGTCCTCCCGAGTCTGCTCACCAGAGTCGGTTAGGTCGCCAGTGTCTTTTTGCGGCGCACCGCCTTCATCGGTAGCAGCATTGCTGTCAGACGAGCCACTTAATGTGGAAGAACTCTGCAATGGCTTAAACATACTCGCAAGCCCAAGAACCTCGTTCTCCAAGAAGCTCATACAATCGACTTCACTTTGAGACATTCCCTGAGAAGCTGCGTACATTGAGATAAATGGGAGACCGAATTGGCAAGCCTTGAGGTACATATCTCCAAGCTCTTTCCGGTTAAATGGACTGCAATCAAGGAACGTAACCTTAAAGTTCTTTCCGTAGCTCTGAGACTGAATAAAGCGATTCACCATATCCTCGATGCTCTTTACGATTCCAAACGTGATGGCTTGGTCAGCTTTGATAGACAGCAATAACGCATTTGCAGACGCCTTATCATTGTTAAACAGGAGAGAGGACACGCCTGCGGCAGTGAACATATTTTGCTCAGCCTCAGAGATAGTGTCAGTATCACCTGTGTTTGATTTTTCAAAGCTAATTTTACTAATGGGCATAGGAGAGAGAACGCTGCCAATCTCTTCCGGTAAGACCGAGTCGAGATTACGCCAGAACTCCTTTGCCTTGTCCAAATCCATTTGCCAGTCGCCATCTTCGTTGATACCGAGCGTCATTACGAGCATAGCGTAATTCTCAAGCGTTGTCTTTGTAAGCTTGAGTTGCTTATAGTCTTCGAGGTCATAGACCTCACGGAGAATACCGGCAAACGGAGGAATGGAATAATCCAGAATATCGTTATTGCATTTGATTGCAAACGATGTGGGTGAATCAAGCTCCTGCCAACGAGCGCGGCGGTTTGACTGATAAACCTTGTACTTCTGTTGGAACTCAGTTGGGTAATACTCCAAATATTGACTGTGCGCATCGAAGTATGAGAAGTCGAATGTTACGTTCAATACATTACCTTCGATTGTGGAAATACCGCAGTAATCAGACGGTAACTGCTGGATTGTAATATTGTCATTGGTTACCCACAGTGTTCCGTAGAATGTGTCCTCGCGGAGACAGACCGTAAGAATTTTGGGGAATTGTGAACGAACATTCATCGCTGACATGGCGTTCAAAACCTTACGGTAGTTTCGATTGACCGACTTCACGTTTACGCTCTTTGGGTCAATGCGGTATGGGGAGACAACGTATGCGAAATCCGAAAGACCAGTGAAATACTGGATGAGCCTGCGGAAATGAGAACTTGCGCCATAAATGTATGTAACAGCCTTACGCAGTTGCTTCTCATATGTGTACGGGTTTGTAAGGTACTCCGTGATATTGTCCTTGGAATACAGCGAGAACGTCGGAGCACTGGTGTTGTTGTTCAAATCTCTCGTGATAAGACGATTCAAAACTGCAAATCGCTGAGAGATACCAATCATCCCGTCAACATTAGTTTTCTTGGTTTGTTTGCCCACTCAGATATCACCTACCTTTCTTATTTGAGTTTCGGAGGCTTAAACATGAATATATCATTCGCATTAAAGTCTGCCGTTTTTGTGCGCCCATATTTGCTTTCAAGCTGCAGGGCGACATAGTAGTTATAGCTCAAGCTGGAATAGCGGTCTTTGCGCATCCCAGACTTTTCATAGACTCGAACACGACCACCGGACTCCTCGTGTTGAAGCTTGACAAGCTCATCAATCAATAAGGTCGTGTGTACATATGGTTTCTGAAGCGTCACCTTTTCCAACGGTGAGAGGGAGTTGTACCCCTTGATGTCGGACAGAAGCGCTTCGCCGTCATACTCAGTAATGAGTAACCGGATTTTGCTGCTACGGAAGCCCTCACGCAAAAGCACCGCGCATTCAGAGTTCAGCATTGGAGAACCCTTGATTGCCCAAATGACCTTATCGGCGCCTTTGGTTGTGCATCTGTCAGCCATTTCCTGATTGTTGCAACAGGACAATGCGGGATAAACTTCTCCGGTGTCTGGGTCAACCATGTCTCGGACAAGAGCATCGTAAACACCAAGACCAAGACCTGTACAGTCAAGCACGATGTAATCGCAAGAATACTCATCGTACAATTTGCGTATCACCAAAGCTTGGTCTTCGGTGTGCATACCCTCAAAGGTGTCACCGTACACAATGTTGCTCATAAATCGTCCGGTTTTGGTCGGAAGCATTTGGTTGATAAACACAGCAGAGGCGTCGTTATTATGCTTCTTACTGCTCATCAGAGCAATATCCGCAGACAAGATGCGGCGTTCGCCATTTTGCTTTGGTGGAATTTTTACCTTTTGGCTGTTGCCAAGAAGGGCGGTCAGTTTATCCGGTAGCATCGGGTAATTGATACGGCGGTTCTTTGATATGGAGTCAAAATCAAAGAATGAGCCGTCCTCTGCGCCAAACCACATGGCTTCCATTTCCATACTCCATTTGATTTCATTAAAGTCGCTTTCGAGCATATCGCTTTCAACGTCTTCGGGGAAAAGGAGTCCCTCTTGAATGGAGAGTTGATACGGGAAGCCGCACACAAAATCTGTCTTAGAATCATCAAGCATCAGCTTAAATGTATCCAGCATTTTGTTGTATGACCAATGGTCTTTGAAGTAAGCAGAGGATAAGAAACAGGACTTGTTTGGCTCCTTAGCGTACTCAGCTTTACGCTCAGCCGGGGTCAAATCTCTGTAGGGAGGCATTCGACGACTTGTCAGGAACTTCTTCAAGACGGTGTCGATGGTATCTTTCTTAACCATTCTGAACTCGTCCACAATCAAGATGTTCGCACGGTTGCTTCGAGCATTATCTGAAGCCGTAACGACCTTGATATAACTGGAGTTCTTGAACATTATTTTTGCGTCCTGCCCAGAAAACTTTGTGTCACCCATATCAATCTCATTTCTAAGATTAGGGGATACAGGCATCAGTTCTGTTTGAATCTTTTCCAGCACGTTAATACTCTGACCGCGTGTGCCAGATGTAATGACGACTTTTGTGCCGGGGTATAAGATGCAGCGAATGACTACGAAAATGGCGATAAGGAATGATTTACCCATTCCTCGGGCAGCAATCCACAGGAACGTTCGGCTCCTGTCCATCATTACAAGAAGAGCAGTCTGGAACCATTTCAGAAAATCAAGTTGCAAATACTCTTCGACAAAGATGTCGATGTTCTCGCGGTAATAGCTGCCCCAAATCGCCATGCCCTCGATAACACGAGAGCGTCTGCTTTGATTTGGTGACGCCATTACATATCACCGCTGGATTGAGGACTGCCAAAGATATCATTCAACAAGGAGTCGTCATCCTCTTCGTCGTACTCTGGGTGTTTAACACGAAGCTCGTCCATTGCGTCTTCGTACATCTTGCAATAACTGTTGCGCAAGCCGACCATTTTGCAAGCGTGACCAAGATACCACGTTGTGATATTCTTAATCGTTCCACGGATATCGCGCTTTTCCTTTGGCGTTTCAGGAAGAGGTCTGCTGTACTCCCATTTCTGGATACCAACACCGAGCGGCATCTTATCGAGTTCAGCGTCTACATCGTTCTTTTTCTGCGCCGGTTTTAAGTTCATACTGCCAAGCAGAGAATTAAGCGCGTTAACGTTCTTATCAATTGGTTTGCCCTGTGCACTGTCGCGTGCAATAATGGATTCGAGCAAGCAAATCTGTCGGTACAACGCACGCTCACTCGGGTCAACAACCTGCCTGTCGCCAGTCCAATCCTTGTAGCGACGCTCCAGCTCAAGGTAAAAGTCTGGAGTATAACCGGCACCCCAGAAATCAACAAGAGCTTGGTCAACGTCTGCCTCGGCAGTGTCTTCCGGCTGTGCGATATATGAAGCAGTGGGAGTCTCTTCTGGTTCAAGCAACGCCTCTTCATCAAGCGTATCGTCAAAGGTTTTGTCAATATAGCGAATGATGTTGGTCTTTCCGATATAATTGCGAACCCGAGAGTGAACGCCAGCCGTGCGTTCAACCATTGCGTAGATGTCTTCGTTCCAATAAAGGTCGAGCTTCATGCACATACGCTTCATAGCCGCCTTGTCATCGCCGAGCATTGCACGATACTGTTCGTACATATCCTCAACGCAATCATTGCACATTGGCAAAAAGCCAGAGCCACGATACATGGGGCTATGACTCACTGGGAAGTAGCCCTTTTTCCGGCTGTATGATGTGCCGCATCTGCAACAGTAAAACTTTTGGGAAGTCTGAATGGTCATCGAATCATCAACGGTCTTCTCAAGCTTCTTACGTCTTGGAGCCTCAGCCATTTACCTCAGCCCCCTTTTGGTGCTATCTTCCCACAGCTTGACAGCCAAGCGCATTTTGTTGCCGGGATAGAATCGTGGAATCCAATGCGCAGGTACATCGACTTTTTCGCCAGTCTGCGGGTTCGGACAACTGCGAGCCTTGCGCTCTAAGATGTCAAAGCAACCGAAGTTATGGATGGAAACGGTGTCTCCGTTTCCGAGATTGTAAAGAATAATGTCAGTGAAATCATCAACGATACTTGTCGCGGCTTTCTTCGTATAACCATGCTTGTCCACAAGCTGTTGAATCAAATCGACCCTTTTAATATCCATCCTTTATACCGTCCTTTCTGTTACAGGTCTGCCAGAGACTTTTGAGCATCAGAACGAATTTCTCCATTTTCATCAAAATACTGAGAAATTTGTTCCTCGGCACTCAGGTCTTTATAGACACGAACCATGTCGGCAGACTCCCATCCGACGATATCTTGGATAACATTATCGGGCAGTCCGAGTTTGGCAAGATGCGTTGTGAAGTAATGTCTCAAACTATGCCAGTAGAAATCCTCACCAGTCATGCGGCTGAATGTGTTAGCCCAGCTATTGAGTGTGGTATCGCTCATCTGCTCACTTGTAGTTCCGGCGGGGAAAAGCCACTCACACTCGATGCCGAGCTTTTGGCGCTCTGCCATCCACGCATCGAAGTATGGTTTGAACTTTTTCGCAAGAGTATAGCAGTAGATGTACTTGCCAAGACCGAACCCTTTCGTTTGAATAGGTTCGCTGGTCTTATACAGCGCACCACCGCACACGAGGTTTTCATCTTTGAAGTCATCCACTTTGAATCGACACAGCTCTGCTTTACGGCGACCACTGCACATTGCAAGAGCAACGGCGCACGCTTTTTTGTTTTGACCGGATGCCAGCAAATCATCAAGGAGTTTGTCCAAAGCCTCGTCGCTCCAGACTGTTTTCTTCCTTACCTGCTGCATAGCTGGATTCTCAATTTTTCGAACTGTCGAACGGAAGTCCTTAAACTCATCTTCGTCATCGAGAATGTTCTCGACATAGTTCGACAAAGAAGAAATCGCAGACTTCAAGCGGCGAACACGAGCTGGTGAGTTCCCATTCTCGTTAATAAGCCAATGCTGATACGCAGCATAATCGCGCTTAGAAATTTTGGGGAAGAACTTGTTCCCGTTGTTCTGCAAATTCCATACCCAGAAAATATCAATGTCATTGGAGTATCCAGCGATAGTCTTGGGGCTACGCTGAACAGATTGCAGATATGCAATGAAGTCTTGCTTCAAACGAACATTGTCTGGGTTGACCTGACTCAAAAGCTCAGGGCTTGTGATTTCGTTCTGCTTCGTTTTTCGGGGCATACAAGCCACCTCGCTTTCTGTAGAATTAAAATTGGTTGCGGGCATCGGAGTTGAACCGATTCCTCAAGGTTTATGAGACCTGCGACTTAACCGTTTGTCCTGTCCGCAATATGGTGGGAGAGGTTGGATTTGAACCAACGCAGCCCGAAGGCGGCAGATTTACAGTCTGCTGTAATTGACCGCTCTACCACTCTCCCAAGTAGTGGTGATGCGTAAGGGGGTCGAACCCTTAAATTCCGCCGTGAAAGGGCGGTGACTCTACCAATTCGTCCAACGCACCTCATGGGGTGGTGATGCCAGTGAGATTTGAACTCACAACCTCCTGCTTGAGAGGCAGGTGACTTAGCCGATTCGTCGATGGCACCAAATGGTGTTTAGACGGAAACGCATAGAACACGTTCAATAAGCATTTCTTTTTCGAATCTTACTCCGCATGATTGACCATTCTTTGCTGGTTCGTATCTTATTGCGACACTTCTGAGAGGCTCTTCGGGAACTTTTAAGAGGTAAACACAATCCCGCTGCAAACTATATAGTGCAAAGTAATCAACCTCGCTACTCGTGTATTTATGAGCCGAGCCGTTTTTGCAATGTCTCGTTGACGAAACCAAACTAAAAGTAACCTGACCGTCTTTACTTCCAACGGAAGTTTTAACTTGGATTTTCTGCAACTTGCCGTCAAATTCAGCAATCATATCAGCCCGTTCGTTATCTCCGAATGGGATATATACAGGGATTCCCAGCTCAACGAACTTTGCAAGAACTTTTGCCTCGCCGATATTCCCGATTCTTTTTGTGTTGATACGAAACACCTACTTCCTGCAAGAATGTATAAAGGGCTGCTCCAAGCAAGGAGCAGCCCGAAGTGTTTATTTACTGGAGCGGAATCCCGTAAGAACAGCGAATACCGTCTGTGTCACAGACGCAAACCAACTGTTCTGCCTTACCGAAAATTCGCTTTTGGACGCAATAATCGTCCATACCAAGGAAACTGCCAGCCATGACGGTTTTGACACCTTGGACTTCATCAATCTTGTTGTGATGCAAGTGACCGGAGAGCACGGCATATAACGGGACTCGTGCCATTGTCTGCAATGTTTGAACCTTGCCTGCAGAGCCGTCAAAATCCCCGTGAACACCACAATACACTTTCCCGCGAATGTTAATCAGATACATGGTGCTATCAATCTTGACAGCATCGCTTGTTGTCCCGATAATCACATTCTCGAAATTTTGGAGACGGGCACCAAGGTACCATTCAACAATATCGTCCAGCCGTTCACTGAGCAGCGCATCATCCTTGTTTGGCGTAATGCGGCTATGATTACCTGCAACGCTCACAAATGTGACTGTGGAGAAATGCTTGCTAAGTTCAGCAACAAATTCTGCAATCAACTCAGAGACGCCTTTGATTTGTTCAATCACATTCTCTTTGTTCGTAATAGCGATGGATTGATGGATATTTCCACTGATAGCATCGCCGTTCGACCAGACAATGCAGTTCTCACTTCCATGCATTTCGCCAATAGCAATGATTCTGTCTAAGTAATGGCACATCATCTCGCGGCAGATATCAGAGTTATATGTATTCCAATGGTTATCGACATTCGCTCCATAGTGGATATCATTCAAGCTAACCAGAAGGTCGTTATCGGACGGCTGGATATGGCATGGCTCGTATTCAAGTTGTGGCAAATTGCCGCTCTTTACTGCGTCCACAAGAATCTCATTCAACTCTTCTTGCCGGGAACGCTCACGAATCAGCTTGTTAAAAGCATTGCGTTGGTCAAAGAACTTTTGACGTTCTTTGAGCAGCTCAATGCGTTTGCTATCCAATGCAGACAATGCGTCCGTGTCCTGAATAGTAGCTTCGCCATCCCGCTCGATGGCTTCGATGATGGCTTTCATGCCATACATTCTTTTGCGGACTTCGCTTGAGTTAAAACAGTTGCCATCACCAAACAGACGCTCACTCAGTTCTGCGTAATCATCGTCAATGGTGCGGTCAACCAGCTTACCAATTACGATGTCGCGCATCTCTTTATAGCTCGCTGTGCTGGCTATGGTTTACACTCCCTTTCGTTTGTCGTGAACACGCTCCAGTCCACGCAAACTGCGGAGCAGCTTCATAGGAGCGCCATCCTCAACCATGTAATAGTGGTGCCGTTTGGAATCTTGCTTCATCGTGCGAACGATATGGACACGAGGAAACTTCTCACGAATGGCTTCTTTTTCTGAGGCGGTAATTGCAATCACTTAAAAATCATCCTTTTCTTCAAAATAGTTTTATGTTTTGTCTTTTATCATTCATACATACACCCCATCAAACACGCCTCAAAGCATTGTGCCACAACGGTTTGATGGGGGTATTTATTTCTAACAATTCGAGTTTTATAATCAACTCTTTAAGGCATTTCTGCACCGCATTACTGCATTAACAGTCTGGCGAGTCTTAACCTCGACAGCACAACTTGGGCAATACTTCTGCGGGCGACCCTTTGCGGGTGACTGCGCTTTTACAGTCAGTCCACAATTCTCGCACTCGAAATATGCGCCACCGTAATACTTGAGGTATTGATACCCGAGGTTCCTGAAGTCTTGAATATGTATTGCCGTCTCACCGGCTTGAATGAACTGCACTTGAACATTTAAGTTGTCGATTTTTTTAGAAAAGCGAATGAACCCAGCATCACGCAGTTCGGCAAACATCAAGCTCTGACGCTTAATGGAGGTATTGATGTTCGCCATCTGCATAATCTCTTTGTCCGAAGTATTCACCCAACCATTGTTTCGGGCGGAAGCGGCGTTCCAATATTTCGCAACACAGAGAAGTGTGAACGCCAACCGCCGAATTTGCTTACCTTCAAGCGTCTCAATCTTGGCAAGCTCTTCTTTGGTGATGTCCACGCCATCCAAACGGATGAGCGGGAATTTGCTTACGTTCTTTGCAACTTTATCAAGCATATCCGACCAATGAACAAGTGAAGCGGAAGGGTCACATTGCAGCATGAAGGAGTCGAGCAGACTCCGAATCTCCCTTTTGCTGTAGTGATTCTCGTAATAATACTTGGACACACGACTCAGTGTCTCAATCGGCTTCTTACCAAGGTCATGGTTGGCAATCATTTTTTCTGCCCAGTCATATTCGTTAAGAACAATGCTCATAGCGTCCCTCCAATCATTTTTTGTTGTAATGAAAATCTGTCACCGCAGAAGAAGATATCCCCAGCGGGGTCAACCGTCGGGTAAGAGATAACCCCGTTATGCTTATCCAAAAGGTTCTGGATGATTTCGCCACCGCACATTTCCCACGCAAAGCGCTTGGTCGAGCTCTTCTTATAGCAAATATCCAGAACAATGTCGCATAGCACAAAGCGGTTGGAGCAAACGCGGGCACATTCTTGTTCGAACTCGGAGCGCATCTCAATCATGCGGGAGAACGTATCATACTCATCGACCCTCTCGTAGTTGGCAAAGACGGCATAACTGCGCAAGCGCTTGTTGTAGTTCTCGTAGAGTTTCAAGATGGCGTTGTACTGCGTTCTGCTATACTCAATGCCACTCTTCATCACGGTGTAGTCAAAGTCAACATCGGCATTATGGCGACCAAGATAGCCATCGAACTCCTTCTCGAAGCGTTTGCAGATTCTGTTCATCACGCAGTCGTGGTTGCCCACTGGCATCCGGCTCTCATAGTAGCGAAGGAAATCTTTCTGCCGTTCGCTCAATTCGGAGCGCGGCATCTCCAGCATTTCATCAATCGTCATCTGGAACTCGCGCATGGCATTCTTGTTTGTGTTTTTTATGTATGTGTTATACTGCTTCATCAAAGCAGGGTAGATAATACGCATGAAGTATGGCTTCTTGTCTGCGACGAGACGCTGATAGAATCTGCGTCGTTCCGGGTCTTCGATTGTATTGGCGCTATGTCGGTCGTGCCACTCACGAGGCATCGGCTTGGCAATAATGCCTTTCGCTTTGTCGATGGCATTCTGCTGAAAAAGCTGTCCGCACTTTATGCGATAGTCAAGTTCCTCGTACTCTTTGGAGCCCTTCTGGAACTGCGCCTGCACATCGAACATTGAGGTAATCCAGTTTGTGGTCTTTCCGATATCATCGCCGAAGCTATCGATGTTGGCTTGTATGGCGTCTGCCTCGGTGACAATTTTCTTCTTTGCTTTTCGTTGGACGCACATAAGAGCGGGGAGCACTTTCAGATTATCAACAAGCACCTTGTTATCGGTAAGCATTACAAGGTCGCCGTCTTTGTCCATGCCATTGAGCGCATGGGCGGCAGTGTCCCACGAGTTGAAAATCGTGCAGGTCGTCATGTATTGATACCAGTGAGATGCCTCGTCGCTGCGGTGTGGGAATACAAGACGAATGTTGTTATGGCAGGTCATTGGTGCGCGGTAACAGGCAAGCCGTTCGGCGTGCTGGTCGCACCAATATTTGTTGTAGATTTCACCAGACTTCAGAAGTCCGGTAACCTTCAGCCCGAAGATGTGTTGACACAGTGAGAATGGGTCGCCGGAGACAATGGAGTAGTTCCCATGTACTTTGAGCACGCCGACCTTGGCTTCGTTGATGCGATTACGAATCATCTGATAGATACTGCTCTGGACGTAAGGGTCGTTCAAAATCTGCGGTTCAATCATAATCGCCTTGACGTAGTCGTCATCAACGCGGTCAATATTATCCTCATTCAAGCCAGCACCCTTTAAGAACAGCAGTGTCTTTGCCCAATCCGCATAAAGAACGTCTCGAATCTCATCCATCGTCGGTTTGATAAGCTGCTCAATGTCATCGTCGCTCAGCTCGTAGCTCTGAATGAATTGATAGTTTAATGTCCGCTCAGACTCAAGTTCCTTTGGGCAGGTCTTGGCGATGCCAAAGGTGTAACCATTTGCCAAGCAGTTGCTTACATAATCGTCACAGCTATCGTAGGAGTCCCACAGTTTCAGCATGGACGTGGTAAGAATCAGCTCAACATTACGAATGTCCACATCGTTACCCCAAGCGTCTTTAACAATATAGTTCTCAGCGATATTTTCTGCGAAATCCAAAAAGTCGAACGTGAAGACCATGCCCTTCTCCCAAGAGAAACGTGTGTTCACGCCGCTGACAAGGTAGTCTAAGCCAAGCTCTTCACCCCATCGGGCAGCAAGTGATGGGAGCATCAAACCGTATCCATCGGACTCGTTGAGTTGTACCATGACCTGCTTACGCTCTTCCATGATTGGTTCTCCGTCCTGTTCATCATTCAGGTAGATGATATCCGACAAGAACTCGGTCTCACAGTCGCTAACAACAAGAATGCCATGCGGAACTGACACAGGGATTGATGCACTGCAGGTAAGTGCCTTATACGCCTCCAGTTTGGCAGGTACCATTTCTTTTTCCATGTTGCGACCATTGTCAATGCGGCGGCGAATCTCATCGGCATGGCGTTCGCTGATGAACACGATGGTCTCGTTCTTGACGCCGCCATTCGTTCCAAGTAACCGCTGATACCGAAGACCGTTAATGCTAAATCCACGGCAAGCTCGATGGTAGTCCTTCTCTTTGTCGATGATGACGCAGAGATAGTCCGGCTTAAACTGGATATCGTCCAGTTGCGCGTACAGCTTCTTGATTTGACGACGATTTGGAACGCTATTCGGCTCTTTACGAAGCCGCTTGATTTCTCCTTTGATTTTCCGCGCCTGCGTTTCGGCATCAGTGATGCCGTTTAGTTCGTCCAACCAGCGGAGCACCTGACTGTCGGCGAGGGAGATTACCTCGTCATTCTTTCTTGCCTCTGCAATGGGGAGCGTAAGCTTCCACTTCGCCTTTCGCAGGCGGCTGCTATGAAGCTTGAAAATGTATTTCTGACATACTAACTGTTTAGCCAGTATGGGTCACCTCACTTCGTATTTTATTTAATTATGTTGATATGGCGTAAGTTACTCGTTCTCTTCTACATAACGGAACCATTCCTCGCGGAATGCAAACCGCTCGCTCTCAATGAACCGTTCGAGGGCTTCATCGTCATTTAGCAGGTCGGCATCTTCGTATGTATATGGAACACGCTCCTCCACGAGATAATCCTCTGGCAGCGGTTGGTGGTATCGTTTATTCAATCGGGTATCCTCCTTGGTTTGTAGTGTTAATCCAGTCAATGAGCAGCTCTCTCATGCGTCTGCTCGGTATGTATAGATTGATGGGCTTATCATCTCGAATGGCGCTACGCCATACCCATTGAAGCATTTCGGACAAAGCGAAGTGCTCCGGGTTAATTGTTACACCCTGCTTGGCAAAGAAACTCATAATATTGGGGTCTGCAAATCGGTTTACCAAGTATGCGATATCGGTTCGGTCTTTATATTGGTTAGTCGCTCTGGCGCTCGTCTGTAAGAAGTTATTTCGGAAACGTCCAGTGCGAGAGTCAACGAGTTTGTTGACATCACTTTTGAAACAAGCCCACAGGCGCGTCTCACTCCCACCGTTTGGAATACTCTGAAAGAATTTCTTCAGACCGTTTCTTAGTTTGCGAATATCCGGGTCATCATAGCGCCTTCGGTCATACCACCCTTTTGACAAGGCATATTTGTCATTGCCAACTGAGTTAAGCTTGGCGTCATCAATGATGTGAATCAACTCTCGGTAATCCAGAGGCGGCGGCGCGTCTGGGTGGTCGGAGAAGCGATATCCGTTCTCATCTGTCTCGACACCGACGACGGTATAGTTAAAACCAAAAAAGTCAAGATATGCTTTCTGGTACTGTCCATCGAACAGGTACGTCAGCATGAACACTTCCTCGAAGGAACGAAGTAAATCTGGGTTGAGGATGTTCAGTAAAGAGTTGTTTAAGCGAAACAAAGACCCCGTATCGGACATTTCTTTGTAGTCGTAAAAGCGACCGGTGTATGCATCGTCTGTCCACTCAATACGTCCATCCTCATGCTCTACGGCGAGCTGGGACAGGATTAGCTCGAAGTCCTTCTGAGAGATATTGAGGCGTTCGATTACTTGAATGCTTTCGTCCACAATCAACGAATAATGCTGTTGGCGGACGAGCTCCATAGCTTCTGCGTCCATCAAATAAAACAGCGAGTGCGTAGCAGCTACGTTATGCCCCATTCGCATATGGAGTTTCAATTCAGCAGATTTGCTCATGTGGTCACTGTCTGGCTGGTCGAAATCGCAACGTTCGCAGATGCGCCCTACCTCGTCCAGATATGGGGTAATGTAGAGAAACCGCTTGGAGTCTTTATAGCGGTTCATATAACGAATGGCAGCGGAGGATTTACCACGTCCCATTCGAGCATCGACAACAGTGATGGTGTTCATCGGTGGTAAGCACCACCTTTATGGATAGTCTTTCGTATAGAAATCACGACCTTTCTTTGGAATTAGTGGGGTACGAAAATTTTAGGACACACAAAGGGCGCTCGGCTGGCTATACCGTCGCTATCAATGCGGCGCCTGTAACTTATTTTGAACGGCTCTTCAAATAGCTTGAAGGTATCCTCCAATTCTCTTTATAAGGCTGGAGGTGTGAAACCGTTGTGAGACAAGGCTTTGAGAAAACGTTTAGGACACACGCTGTGTCTTTTTTTTGTTTTGGCGGTATGAAGTTGTCAAGGTGCAATGGGTGATGGATTATGCCATCAGAGACTCACTTTCTCCGATGTCGCTATCGACCAGATAGTTGTGGTTGATGCTACCGAGATTGAGGTTCCGGTATGCTTCATCAATTTCTTCGCTGGTGATACCGATGTAGTCCAGAGTCTGAGCAGCGGTCGAGTGACCGAACATCTTCTGGAGAAGCAGGAGTTTGCGAGGGTCATTACCACTCATCACCATCTGATGATAAGCAAAGGTCTTACGCAATGAGTGAGTTGCCATACGGTTACCAAGTCCAAGGTCACGAGCGATGCCTTTGAGCATTGAGTCAACGGCTTGTTTGCTGATGGGTTTATTCTCGTTCACTCCGTTATTGGACTGGCTACGGAACATATAGTCACTAAGGCGAACGTTTGGAGTGTTCTCAAGGTACAGGGTGACAGCTTCGACAACTGCGGTGTTAATGGTGATGTAGCGGTTGCGCTGATGCTTGCGTGTGTTCCGGGTCTTCTTTTCCAGAATGGGGAACCGGTCACGAAAAGTGCAATCATCATTGATGATGTGGGTGAAGCGCAGAGAGCGAAGGTCGCTGATACGAAGTCCAAAGTTAATGCCAACGATGAACAGCATATTGTCTCTGAAACGCTTCTGTCCAATGAGAAACTGTGAGATGCGGATGATGTCATCCATACTCTTGATGGGCTCAGCAGCGTGCTCGACAGCAAGGTCAGTGTGCACCTCCTCGGTGGCGGGAGCGATGAGACCAGCCTTGAGCTTACGGCAGCTCTGCTGGACGGTTGCGATGTCGATGACACCGGAGGCACTATTCGTCTTGTTGAAGTCTAACTGGATAATCTGAGCCATCGAGGGACTCTCCTTTCAGATGCAAGAAGTAATTTATTTAATTTACTTGATATGCTATATTATAGCATAGATTCTACTTAGATATAAGGGAACAATATAGACAGAATAAGAAAAAACAAATCAAAATGAACGGTAAATAAAAGGCTGCGCAGTTAAGCCTTTTTCTTTTTTGGAAAGTTGAATCCTGTGATAAAAGCAACCACGCAAAAGGCTTAACCAATAATATTCTTCTGGACAGAAAAGCCTTGAAACACAAGGGGTTGAGAGGCTGAGTTAAAAATGGGTCGTGTCAGTTAGATGAACCGACTACATCTGTGTGCGGCAAGGACAGGGGGCAAAAATACCATAACCACCCCCCCCTACTTGCCATAGCACAGAAAGGGCAAGTAGAAACGGCGGACAGACCGACACGGACAGCGGAAAAAGCAAGGCGGACAGGGTACACCCCTTGCGGTTGTCTGCGTATGCAAAAAAATTGTGTTGACATTGTGCCGCCGTTGTGGTAATCTATCCATGCCGGACAACCACGGCGGGCAACCCCTACACCACACCACACACCAACACGCCCGACCGACACGGCAGAAAGGAACAAGAACATGAATACCAACACTAACACGCCGAAAACGGCAGAACGCCCCGACTTTGAACAGGTCAAGCGCAACTATGAAACCGCCCTTGCAAGCGGCAAGGACAGCACACAGGAATTGACCGCCCTTGCAACCGCCGTTGCATACTCTGTCTTGAACAAGTGTATTGACCCGCAACGCAAGACCGCCGCCGACCGTGAAACCGTATCCGATAACGGATACAACCCCGCATTAGTCCAACTGAAAAGGGGCATAGCCGCCGACCTTGCAACGCTGGACAACTTGCGCACGGCAACGAACAAGGCAACCCGCACGGCGTACAACGCCGACGGTGACTTGACAACCGAAACCGTGGACAAGGACGCAGAAAAAGCGGTTGCCGCCCTTGTGGGTGAAACCCTTTCCGACGGTATAGACCTTGTGAACGCCGCCGCCCTTGCCATTCTCGAACAAGCCGCCGAACACGCCGACCCCGCCGCCCCTTGGCTTGACACGCCGTACACAACCCGCCGACTTTCCCGCCGTGTCTATATCCGCACAGAGGACAGCCGTGCATATCGTGACGAAACCACAACCCCGATACAGGAAGTTTACCGCGCTGTGCGTCAAGCTGTGCAGGACAGCCGCGCAACGCAGACCGACCCCCGCAACGGCTATACTTACATAGAGGACAGCGAAAACGGGCTTGAAACCATTTACTACCGCTTGCACAAGTACGCCGACCTTGGCGGGTACAACTGCGACGGAAACTACACCGCCGACCGGCAGACCGTAGAGGACTACGAAACGACCGTTGCACGACTGGACTTGACCGACCGTCAAGCACAGGTGTTAAGACTGCGTATGCAGGGCAAAGGCTACAAGGCTATTGCAACCTATCTTGGCGTGACGCAAAGGGCGATTGCAAAGACCGTTGAACAAGTCCAGAAAAAGGCGCTTGCCCTTGGCTTGACCCCGAACAACTGA